ATGGCGGAAAGCCCCCTGGACAAGGCGTTTGGAGGCCTTGGCGGCCCCGTATCCCCCGCCAGGGCCTCCGCGCGCCCCTGGGCGCCGCCCGGGGCCTCCGGGCCCATCATGGTCGACCTGTCCAAACCGGCCGGGACCTTCCAACTGTCGATCCTGGACGGCGGGCTGCTCCAGGTCAGCGTCACGCCGCCTAATCCAGAGGTCTACATCGAGTTGTCGAAGCTCCCGACCAGCACCATGTCGAAGAGGGGCTTCGGCGTCGCGTTCTGGGACCTCCCGGGCGTCCACAGCGTGGCCGCCAGCCTCCGACACGAGGTGAAGATGGACCCGCCGGTCGAAGACATGGTCGAGCGCTGGACGCGCCGGTGCCTCGAACTCGAATACGTCAAATCCTTCGCGCCCTTCCCCGATTTTCATGTGCCGGGCCTCGACATCGACTTCCTCGATTTCCAGGCTCGCGGCGTCAACTACGGCGTGATGATCAAGAACTTTCTGCTCGGCGATCAGATGGGCACGGGCAAGTCGATCCAGATGCTGGGCATCCTCTTCACCCTTCGCCAAATGCTGGGCGGCCGGGTCGAGACCATGATCCTGGCGCCGACCTCCGTCGTCGGCGACTGGCACAAGAAATTCCGCAGGTTCTCCAAGATGGAGATCGCGGTCGCCGACGGCAGCCCCGCGCGGCGCCAGAAGGCCTACGAGAGTAAGCCCGAGTTCCTGGTCCTCAGCTACGACTCGTTCATGCGCGACGCGGCGAAGATCGTGCGCGAGTTCCGCCCCCAGGCGATCGTCCCCGACGAGGCCCAGCGGATCACCAACCGCAAGTCCGGCACGGCGAAGAAGCTGATCGAGTTCGTCGACGTGGTGCAGCCCCAGTTCCGCATCCCCATGAGCGGCAGCCCGATCAACAACCGCGCAGACGACCTGTGGCCCGTGCTCCACTTGATCAACCCCGGACTCGCCGGTCCGGCGAAGAAGTTCGAGGACCGCTATCTCAAGAGCAGCGTGATCTGGAAGAAAGGCGACGACGGCAAGGCCGCGCCGATGAAGATCGAGTTCGGCCCGGCGAACAAGGATGGGAAGAAGCGGTCGTTCACGCCGATGCGGCTCGAATCGCTCGACCCGCGCAAGCCAGACGAGGCCAAGCTCCTCGACGAGCTTCGGATGAAGATCGCACCCCACGTCATCCGCCGCCTGAAGAAGGACGTGCTCAAGGACCTGCCGCCCAAGTTTCACGAGCGCTTGGACATCAAGCTCGGGGCCAAGGAGCGCAAGGTCTACGAGGAGCTTCAGGCCCGGTTTGCCGAGGCCATGGCCGGGGTCCACGACGAGGACGAGAACGGCGCGGAGACGACGTTCCTCTCCTGGTTCACCAAGGCCCAGCAAATATGCTCCAGCTTGGAGATCACTGGCGACGGCGACGAGTCGTCGAAGATCAAGGAGTTGAAGGACTTCGTCGCCGACCACGCCGGGGACGAGAAGATCATCATCTTCAGCCGCTTCCATGAGATGACGAAGATCGTCTGCCGGGAACTGCGCGCCTACTCGCCGCTGCACCTCCACGGCGGCATCCCGCAGAACAAGCGCCAGCCGCTGGTCGACGCCTTCCAGGAGAAGGACGAGCACCGGCTCTTCGTCTCGACGCTGAAGGCCGGAGGCGTGGGCCTGACGCTGACGGCGGCGACGATCGTCGCCCGCCTCGACCGCTGGGTGGCGCCGACCGCGAACGAGCAGGCCGAGGACCGCGCCCATCGCATCGGCGTCAAGAGCGCGGTCACCGTCGTCGACTTCGTCGTCACCGACTCGATCGAGGAGCGCATCCTGGAGATGTTGGACAAGAAGCTGCGGATGATCGCGAGCTTGATCTCCGCCGACTCCGCCGACGACGGCGAGATGGAGGAGCGCAAGGTCGTCAGGGCGCTGCTCCGCAAGCGGGATATGCTCCAACTCATATGATGACCGAATTTCAGAAGCTGCTGATCACGCTGATGTTCAAGCACGGCTCCAATCAAACGGCGTCGACGACCGAACTCGGCTGGTGGTCGAAGAAGGGTCGGGTCGCGGTCAGCAGCGCCATGCGCTCGTTGGAGAAGAAGGGCCTGGCCGGGTATTTTCGCTCTGGCGACGATCAGTGGGCGGCGCAGTGCTGGTTTCTGACCAAGGCGGGGAAGGAACTGATGGGCGTGCGCCTGATAGACGGCAAGGAGGTTCTGGGGGTATGAACACGATCACCACGGTGCCGGACTTCCTGACCAAGCACGTCGACAGCGTTCTAAACCACACGCAGGGTATCCTCGCCCGCCCCGGCGGCTCGATCCCGGCCCTGCGCTACTTCCGCAACGGCGAGAAGTTCTCGCTGCCGATCAGCTACGAGCACTTCGTCAAGATCGGCGAGGGGATGCGGAAGATGGCCACGGCCACGACCTACATCGCGCGCGTCGGCACCGAGTTCGCGTTCTACGCCGCCGAGATCGCCGATCGCTCGGAGGACCCGATCATGCGCCTCCACGACCAGATCAGCTTCATCCACGAGATCGGCCACATCCTCTACCATATCCAGCCGCAGGCCTACTCCGTGACGATGCCGGTGAAGGTCGTGCTCAGCCCGGAAGAACTCGACCGCCTGATGCGCCTCACCGTCGGCGGCGTGCCCCAGGCGTCGGAGCCGAACGCGATCCTCGTCTCCGGCTGCAACCGTGTCCGCAGCTACAGCCTGATCTGCCCGTTCTCAGCCGGGCGCGACGGCCGCTTCGTCTACGCCGAGCCCAAGGTCTACGACTCTCTGCTCGGCGCCCAGAGCCAGGACACGCTTTTTCAAGGAATCTATGAGCCCTCAAGAAACTGACACGCTGATCAAGCCCGAAGATGCGGCGGCGCACGGTGCCCACGCGGCGCCGATCGCGATCGTCCTGTCCCTGACCAAGGGCGGCGGCGTGCCGAGCACGGTCCTGGGCACGAACGTCCGCGCCGCCAGCCGCGAGGGCAACGTCTTCCTCTGCCAGGGCGCAGTCGTGCGCGAGCCCATGGTCTTCGGCCAGGAGATGGTCCTCGTCGAGGCGACGGCGCCGCTCCTCGGCTTCTACAGCGGCGGCTACGACGTGGATCACGCGCCGATCCTGTGCGCCGCCTACGGCAAGCCCGTGATCCACCGCTCCTGGCGCGTCGCCGTCGGCCAGACCTACAAACCCTACGTCATCGACGGCCCGGCCGTGCACTACGAGGGCCTTACCCTGAACATCGTATCCGAAATCGACCCCAAAACCCCCTAGCCTCGGAGCCCATTCACCATGATCAAAGACTTCTTCGCGCCCGGCGGACCACTGTCCCAGCAATTCGACCACTACGAGGCGCGTCCCGAGCAAGTCGCGATGGCCGAGGCCGTGTTCAATGCGGCGACGGCGCAGACCGACCTCGTGGTCGAGGCCGGGACCGGCGTCGGCAAGTCCATGGGCTACCTCGTGCCGATCATCGAGATCATCAAGGACAACCGGACCGTCCGCGTCCAGGTCCTCGATCCCCTGACGGGCGAGACCAAGACCGAGGAGCGCCCGCGCCGCCTCATCGTCTCGACGGGGACGATCAACTTACAGAAGCAGCTTTTCGAGAAGGAACTCCCGCTGCTGAAGAAGCTCTATCCGTGGCTGACCTACTCGATGGCCGTCGGCTCCGAGAACTACCTCTGCGGAGCCCGGTTGAACAAGGCGATCGCCGATGTCGCGAACAACCCGCTGATCCAGGCCGATATCGGTGACCTCGAATACCTGGTCAAGTGGGCGCGCGAGACCAAGAGCGGTCTGAAGATGGACCTGGGTCGCCCGGTCGCGGCCTCGGCCTGGTCGCTGGTCAACCGCCAGTCCGACTTCTGCCGGTGCAAGAGTTTCGAGGAGGAGAGCCCCTGCTTCTACCGCAAGGCCCGCAAGGAGATGAAGGGGTCTAACGTCATCCTCGTCAACCACCACCTGCTGATGATGGCGCTGACGATCGAGGAGGCGTCGATCCTGCCCGGCTTCGACTTCATCGCGATCGACGAGGTCCACTCTCTCGAAGAGGTCGCGACCCAGTGCTTCGGCGTCGAGATCAGCAACACGAAGCTGGAGCGCCTGGCCAAGGACGCGAGCCGCATCGTCCGCAGCGCCGGTTCCGAGGTCCTTCGCACCGGCGAGATCGTCGAGACCCTGGACATGGCCGTCCGCTCGTCGGAGAAGCTGTTCTACCACATGCGCCAGATGCTCGACGTGATGAAGAAGGAGTCGCTGCGCCTGCGCCAGAAGCTGAACATCAACATCGACAACGTCGAACTCATGGAACTGCTGGACAAGGTCGCGAACATGATGGAGGGCGCGGCCGACCAGGTGACCGACGCGCAGAAGTCGCACGAGGTCAGGGCCGTGTCCGGCCGCTGCTCCGAGGCCGCGACTCAGATGCGGAATTGGCTGCTCCAGGCCGAGCCCGACCACGTCTACCAGATCATCAGCGAGAACGGCGGCAAGCGCATCGTCGCCAAGTCGAACCCGATCGACATCAGCAAGGAACTCAAGGCCTGCCTCTGGGACCAGGAGTTCGTCGTCATCGGCGCCAGCGCCACGATCTCGACCGGCGGAACCATGACCTTTGTGAAAGAGAAGCTGGGAGCCGGGGACGCGACGGAGATGGTCCTGGCCAGCCCCTTCGACTACGTCAACAACGCCCTGCTCTACGTCGCGGCCGACCTGCCCGAGGCTCCGCGCGAGCAGGACCCGAACTACTACAACGTGCTGGTCAACCGCGTGGTCGAACTCATCCGCGTCAGCAACGGCCGGGCCATGGTCCTCTGCACGAGCAACCAGTCGATGAAGACGCTGGGCCTGCGTCTGCGCCCGCTGCTGCCGGACATGAAGATCATGATCCAGGGCGAGGACATGGAGCGCCACCACATGGTCGAGGAGCTTCGCCGGAACCCCAAGTCGGTGCTGTGCGGTCTCAAGAGTTTCTGGCAAGGGGTCGACCTCGCGGGGGACGCGCTCCAGATGGTCATCATCCTGAAGCTGCCGTTCCCGAACGTGGGCGATCCTCTGTTCGAGGCCAGGGCCGAGCGGATCGACGCGGTCCGCCCCGGCACCTTCCGCTCGTTCAACAAGCTGAGCGTGCCGGAGATGGTGATCAGCCTCAAACAGGGATTCGGCCGCCTGATCCGCACGTCGACCGACTACGGCTGCGTCGCTATCCTCGATCCCAGGATCGTGAAGAAGAAATACTCCAGCACGATCCTCGGCTCCCTGCCGCGCACGCACATCAAATACGAGGTCAAGGACGTGGAGGCATTTTTCAAGGGCCGCCAGCCCCCGCCGCCGCCGGTGGAGGAGAGCCCGATCGAGGAGGTTCCGTTTTGACCACCGCGATCGCGCCGTTCACCGTCGGAGAGAAGGTGAAGTTCACGTCGGAGAAGCGCCGTTACACCGTGCGCGCCGCCGGGGTCCGCTTCGCCGTCCTGAACAAGCCGTTCAACCCGAAGAACACCGTGCTCTACACGGTCGTCGACCTCCAAGAGGGCATCCGGGGCACGGAGAACCTGGTCTTCGGCGCCGGTGCCGAGACGCCGGAGCAGTGCGAGGCCATGCTCAAGCGCCTGGAGGCGGGAGAGACCGAGGTTTCCCATCGGAACTACGTCAACCTCGACATCGAGTCTAGGGAGGTCCCCTGATGGCCACGCTAAAGCCCTGCCCGTTCGACGGCAGCGTGAACCTCGTCGGCGCCGTCGTCAATTCTAAAAAGGACGACGGATCGATCGTCTGGTGGTCGCAGGACATCGACAAGTGCCTGGCCGACCCCAAGAGCCTGGGTGAGTTCGCGATCTTCTGCAAGGACTGCCACACGCACGGCCCGGAGACCGCTGAGGGCGGGACCATGGCCGAGGCCGTTGAACTCTGGAACAAGCGCGCGGACCCCGTCTGCGACTGCGGCAAGCCGCTGTCGAAAGGGCTATGCCGCATCTGCGACAACGACGAGTGACCATGAAATACGCGATCAGAGTCTGCTTGCCGGACTACGTCGCCGCCCACGTCGATGCGGAGCGGCGCATCGCGCTCGGCCAGAAGCAGCGCCAGTTGAAGAACTGCGACCGTTGGCACTGGCACGGCGAGAAGTGCACGCACCGGCCGAAGAAGAGGAAATCCTGATGGCGTCCAAGGGGTTGATCACGCCGGAGCAGGCGGTCAAGCTCGCGGTCCTCATGGACAAGGGCCTGCGCCGACCCGACTTCCGCCACAACGCGGGGTTCGCCTTCCACACGAGTTGGGATCGGGCGACCGGACGCCCGCGCCCGGCCAGCACCAAGGCCCAGTGCATCGAGGCGATCGTCGAAGCGTTGCAGGGCAAGTCGGTGGTGCAGGCCGGTCCCTTGGCCCAGTGGCTCGATCGTAAATTGCCGGACTGGCGCCAGAACATCGGCGCCTGACGTAGCCGCACGCGCCGCCCTCCCGGGCGGCCTCTTGAAGTTCTGGATTTATCCCCGACTGGTGCAGGGCCGGTGGGGCATCTACTACGACAAGAGAGGGCATCACGATGGGCAAGGGAAATCGGCATCGGGGCGGGAACGGCGGCGGTGGCGGGCGTCGGGACGATCGTGGCAGCGAGAAGGAGTTCGCTCAGCGCTCGTTCGGCGGCAGCGGACAGCGTCATGCGGGGACCTTGGGCGGCACCCTCGGTCAGGTGGAGCGGCACTCGGACCCGTGCTTCACCGCGATCAAGGGCGTCCAGGGCGTGAGGGGCAAGCTCCAGGCGCAGGAGAAGACGCTGGCTGCGATCCCCGACTTCGCGACCTACCTCAGGGCCAAGCGCGAGATGGTCACGGCGGAGAAGGCGCTGTCGAAGAACCCGGCGTTCAGCGAATACCAGAAGACGCGCAAGGAGCTTCGCACGGCGGTCTCGACGCTGAACGACGCGCGGACCAAGTGCGAGAAGTGCTCGTTCGTCGACGCGGCGAAGAAGGACGAGGTGTCGAAGGCCCAGGTCGCGCCCGTGGCTCCGGCCCCGGCTCAGCAGGCTCCGGCGCAGGCGCCCGCCGCCTAGGATGTGCGACAAATGCGGCTGGCGTGACCTGGTCGCCCAGGTTCGGGAGGTGGTGAAGGAGAAACACCCGAGCCTGGGCGACGGCCAGCAGCGGTGGATAGAGACGATCGCGATCACCGCTGACGACGACCGCCACTGCTCCGACCACCAGAAGTCGGTGGTGAGGAAGATTCTCAAGGAGCGGAAGATCGAGCGCTGGCGGCTGATCCCGAAGGCGTTGGACAGGACGAAGTGGTCGGACGCGAAGAAGAAGCGATACGCTGAAGGAAAGAAGATGAGCAGCCGCCTCAGGCGGCACGGGGGATTCTGATATGGACGCGAGCAAGAAGCCGGAGAAGCCGGAGAACATCCTGGACATCGTGGCCGAGGCCGAGCGCATCGGCCCCGGCGACAACAGCGCCCTCCAGGTCAGGGTCGGCGAGATGAACCGCCAGATCGTCGAGCGGGGGCAGACTTCGGACTGGGTCCAACCACTGACCACGGAGGAGATCGCCGAGCAGCAGCAGAAGGAGCGCGATCTCCAGACCGAGGCCGCCGCGCGCGGAGAGCGGCCGAACCTGCCGGGCCAGGCACCGAGAGTCAGCGACTTCTTCCTCATCGACACCCCGATGCAGGCGTCCGAGTTCATCAAGCTGCTGAACCGGGACGTGCTCGGTCACTACGACGCCCAGGACGTGCAGGGCGAGGCCGAGTTCGGGATCATCGTCATGGACCACGTCCAGGGCCTGCCCCGGCCGGGAACGGCGATCGGCGGCGGCCAGGCGCCGCTGGCCAAGGTCCGGCACATGTTGATCGTCAAGCTCGACACCGGTCCCTGGGAGTGGTATGACGCCGCGTCGTCGGCGATCCTCTCCGGCATCGTCAAGAGCCTGGGCCGCCGGGCCTGGCGCTGCGGCTGGGCGATCGAGAAGCAGTGGTCCTGGGTCGAGCACTGGAAGGAGAGCAAGAAGACCCACGACGGCAAGCCGACCGAGACCATCGACGGCCCGGCGAACGCTACGGTCACGGCCAAGGCTCTGGAGCGCTGGGGCGTCGACGTGAGGTCGGCGTTCGACGACCTGATGCGCGCCGCCCAGTGGGAGGCCCTGCGCCAGTGGCTGATCCGGCCCGAGCCACGGCCGGTGCCGTTCACCGCGCACGTCAGCTTCTTGGCGGGCAAGCTTCTGGTCCAGGACAAGGACCGCGAGTGGATCGAGCCCCAGTGGAAGGAATTGTTCGGCGACCGCAAGCCCGAGGACGGACCGCTGCACCTCCAGTCCTACTACGTCCCGGTCAAGCCGTCCAAGCCCATCCCCGAGAAGGAATTGACCACGACCTACCGCGAAGAGCCTCCGCTCCTCGGTTGAAAATAAGAGGCCCCCGATCTTTCGATCGGGGGCCTCTCCCTTCCTCGGGCTCCGAAGTCGCAGGGAGCTTCCACGGTTCGCCACCAGAAGGAACGCTAGAAGTATAGCAGCTTAGCTCGCGACCTTCAATCCCCGATCCGCGAACTTCGCCTCCTGATCCCGCTTGAAGCCGAGGATCGTGCGCGCGTCGCCCTCGCTCCAGACGCGGACGCGGCCTCGGCGATCGGGCCCGCTGCGGCGCTTGTCCGTCGCGCGGCCGGGGTCTCCCCGGAGACTGCCCACGCGCTTGGCCTCGGGGATGCGCCCGTCCTTCTCCAGGCGGTAGAGGTATTCCGGCGTCCAGCCGGTGAGGAAGGCCATATCGCTGATGGTGAAGCGATCGGCGACCTTCGCTTCCTTCAGACGTTCGAGGTGCCGGGCCATCTCAGCCTGGCTGATGGGGTTGATTTTTCCGTTTTGTGCCATGATGATCCTCCGAAATTTATGCGGCGGGTTCCGGCGCCTGCTTCTCCAGACCTTCCTCGATGAGGTAGACCTGGTTCTCCACGTCATTGACGACCAAGACCGCATACTGGTCGAAGGCCTTGCGGATCGCGTCGGCGACCGTGTCGAGGATGACGGTGTCGACGCCTCTGATCTCGACGGCGAAGGACTTCTCGTTGAAGAGCTTCATCTTCCCCGTCCGAGGGTCCCGGCCGTGGTAGCGGCCCTGGAACAGGTTGCCCATGGAGTAGGCGGGGATCACGCGGTCGTCGTCCGACATCTCCGGCGGTCGCAGGCTCTTCTCCACAGTGTCAATCGTGGTCTCGACCTTGGTCGACCGCGTGAAATAGCGTTGGATGAAGCTGTCGATCGTCGACTTGATCTGATCGAGCAGGCTGCCGCCGCCCTGGACGTTCACGTCGGCGGAGACCACGATGGTGCCGCCGCTCTTGAGCACGGTCTTCCTGAACGTGTTCGCCGACTTCTCGATCGCATTGGCCATGAGCGCCCATTCCTGGGCCTGCTGCGCCGTCGCCGGGGCGAACTCGACTTCGCCGCTGGCGCCACGCTTGCCGATGTAGCGGGCGAATACCGCCGACTCGTTCTCGGCCGAGTTCCTGACGAAGCCGCTGACGCGCAGGGCCATGAGACCGCGCGGACCGGCCAGACCCGCGAGATAGCGGAGCTTGTCCTTGCGGTCGGGAACGTCGAAGAACCCGGCTCGGTTCACGCCCCCTCTCTTGGTCCAGAAGTCGAAAAGTCCCATGGTCATCTCCCCTTCATGTAGATTCTACAACACGTCACGGCGTCAGCGGACTCTTGTCGTTCGTGGCCTCGGCGAGCAGGTGGCTCTGGCGGATCACGTCGTCTCCTGCCTTGGTCACGACCAGCGTCGTCGGTATCACCTCGTCGATGTAGCGCGTCCCCTTGTGGCGCGCGAGGTAGCCCTCCTGGACGAGGAAGTCGATCATCGGCACCTCATAGTCGAAGAGCTTGAGCAGCAGGCTCCGTTCGTGGACGTGGCCGCCGCCGGTGTTGATCACGACCTTGCCGCCCCAGGCCCCCTGTCGCCCCATGCCGCCGACAGAGATCGTGGTCCCGGCCGGTTCGAGGCTGAAGGTCTTGACCGTCTTGAGCGCGCGGATCACGCGGCGGTTGGTGATCACCGGGTGGGTCTCGCACATGGCGATCTTCACCGGCTTGTAGTCCATCTGATACCACTGCGTGTTCGACTTCATGAGCTTGACGCACGCTCTGCACATATCCATAGGCCTAGGACCCCCTCTTGAGCAGCGTGCAGTGGGAGGCGAGCACGACGCCCGACTTCCCCGCGATCTTGAGCATCGGCTCCTTCGACGACGGGATGCCCTCGGGGTAGACCTCGATCACCAGCCCCTTGTGCTGGAAGTCGGCGTCGTCCTTCATCGACTTGTAGCCGACCTCGTCGTTGATCGTGAACCCAGCGGCCGAGGTCTCGGAGATCGGCGGCACCGTGGCCTCGGTCTCCTTCTTCGGCAGAGGTTTGAGCTTGGGCTTGCTCGCCCGCTCCTCCTCGGTCTCCCACGCGATAGGCTTGAACACGCGCTGGCCGCGCATCTCCGCCTTGACGAAGACGTAGACGCCTTTGCCCAGGTCGCGGAACAGGCCGTAGACCTTCCAGTCGCAGGCCTTGTCGTCCTCCACGAGCTTGGCCTTCTTCCCTTTGCCTTTGGTCACCATCCTCTTGATGCCGGAGTCGCAGGCGTAGGGGTCACGCGACGCGCCGTCGCAGGCCGGGCAGCGGAAGCCGAAACCGGCGACGGACTTGTGCAGGTCCTCGACCACGTCGAAGACCTTGACGCTGTCTCCCTCTATCAGGGGAAGCTCAGCGTCCTGGTAGAAGTTCATATACCAGTAGCTGCGCTGCTTCTCCCAGGAGTCGAGGATCGCGACCTGGCTCAGGCCGGTCTTCTCCGCGTAGTGCTTGGCCCGGGCCAGGGCCCAGATCAGCTTCTCGGTGTAGTCGTGGAACCCGGGCGACTTCTTCTCGTCCTCGTCCACGGCCGCCTTCAGCTTCTTGTAGCCCTCGGAGTTCGCGATCTCGTCCGACACGATCGGGTCCGGCGTCTTTGTTCTGGTCATCAGGCCCCCGCCGTAGTGGTCTTCGACGCCTTCTTCGCCTTGTTGGCGGCCGTGGCCTTGGCCAGCAGGCTCTTGACGCGGTCTTGATTCTCGGGCTTCTGCGTCCAGTGGAGCCCGCGCTTCTTCCGCATCTCATCCTTGTGCTTGCGCTTCTTGGCCGACGCCAGCCCGCCCTGGCGCGCGATCTCCCGGCGCTTCTCCGGGTCGAGGCGGGCCAGGTAGGGCTTCTTCTTGCCGCCCCGACCCTTGGCCGCCTCGTTCGGCGTCAGCGGGTGCTTGACGCTGCCGAAGCCGCGCTTGTTGAACGGCCTGGGGTTGGACTTCAACTGGTCGACGCCGGTGAGCACGATCTTATCGCCCGCGATGCTGAGGTAGAGGTGCGCGTGGCCGACGGCGGCCACCCGGTGGCACAGTTCCTTCAGCTTCTCGCGCTTGTTCGCGACGAGCGCGCGCTCCACCTGCTTCGACGTGAGTCTCCGGCTCTGCTTCTTGAACCTGACAACGGCCTCGGCGCTGATGCCCTTGGACTTCAGGAACTTCAGCACGTCGGCGGCCGACAACTTCGGTTTTTCGATCATAGTCGCTCCCTGCGATCTTATTGACGGCATATTATTTCCGGTCCTTCCAGCGAGCCAGGCGCTCGTCGATCAGCTTCTGATAGACCTCGGCGGGGATCATGATCTTGTCGCTGAACGTCTGAGCCTCGTCCGACTTGCAGAAGCGGTTGACGCTCTTGGTGCACGGATAGCACCGGTGGCGCCACTCGTGGTGATCGATCTTCTTGCGCTTGTCCTTGGGGTTCACCGTCTTCCACGAGGCCCGGTAGTGTGTGTCACGGCCCTGGGTCTCGTGGGCGCCGTGGACGGCGCAGACTGTCCAGGAGATCAGGACCCACTTCAGGGCCTCCAGGTCCTCGGGCATCACGCGGGCGCAGCGGGCGCAGAGTCCACGCTCGTCGAGTAGGTAGCTGCACGCCTCGCAGTTCTTTCCAGGGACGTGGTGGCAGTTCAGGCACTCGCCGCTCGGCCCGATGTTGGCCGATCCGCACATTGTGCAGGTCTTGGCGATCTTAGTCGTCACAGGCCAGCCTCCTTGAGCGCGGCCTTGATCTCCTGCCACTTCTCGTCGTCGTAGCCGAGGAGTCTGTTCGGGTCCCGCTTCCAGCCCTTCTTCTTCGCGAAGTCGTCGGCGAAGGCCCGGCGCTTGGCCACCCGCTCCTTGCGCTCGTTCTCGACGCGCTCCTCGGCCACGATCTCGGCGTAGACCTCGCGCTGGACCTCGTGGAGGTCGAGCCCGGCCATCTTCGCCAGATGGCTGAGGTAGCCGAGGACGGTGCGCGCGTCGTCTTTCCCGAGCAGGTTGTAGAGGTAGCTCTCGGAGAAGAACGGGGCGTCCTCATCACCCTTGGAATAGCCCCCGCTGCTCTTGAAGCCGCGCAGCGGGGCGCCAGCCAGCTTCAGGCGCAGGAGCTTCTTGAACGTGGCCTTCATGTCCTCCGGCGTCGTGACGTATTCGGAGGAGATGATGATCGCGTCCTTGGGCAGGGTTCGATCGACCTGCCTGGTATCGTATTCCAGGTTGGGGTGGAAGTCGCCGGGGTCCTCCCCCTTCGGCGTCGCGAGCGGCACTTCGATGACGAGGCGCATTCTCATATTATTCCCCTTCCTTTTTCGGCTGCGCTTCAAGCCCGAGGAGCTTCGCCGCGCTCGCTCCCTTCAGGGCTTCGAGGCCCGTGCGCTGGACGGCCGCGTTGATAAAGCCCTCGACCTCGGCCTTAGCTTGGCCGACCACGCCAACCACGCTCTCGTCGAACTGGTCGAGGAGGAAGGTCGAGTGGTTCTCGATCTTGCCGACCAGGCTCGTGGTCAATTCGACGAGGCGCTTCTTCTCCTCGACGTTGAGGGCACCCTTCTTCGCGATGATGGCGTCGACCTCGGCCATGGTCGTGCTCAACTGCTTCTTCCACTTGGCGATGTCGTCGCGGAACTTGTCGACGATCTTGGCGGACTCTACTTTGGTGTCCGGCAGAGGCGGAGTCCGCTTGCCGTTGATGTGGCCGATCGTGACGGGGACTCCGTCGCCCTGGTTCATCGTCGTCAGCAACTGAGCGAACTGGTGCTCGGTCATGTCGACGCGGATGATCTCGTTCGTGCCCATGAAATGATCGGAGCCGAGCCGGTGATAGACCTCGGCGCCGGTGATCGTCAGACTGATGATGTTCATGCTGTCGATGCTGCTGCCGAACAGGCGGTTCTTCTTCCTGAGGCCGCCGACGCTGACGCGGCTGAACACGGCCATGCCGTAGGCGGGGTGGGTCTCACGGCTGTCGATGTCGTCGTTGGCGCTCATATTTTAGGCTCCCAAACCAGCTTGTAGTCCTCTTCCGTCTTGTATCCGTCGCGCGCCGCCCAGATGCCGATCTTGGTCGCGACCTTGTTGCCCACGGTGCCGCCACCGGTCCAGTGCTGGTTGGCCCAGCTTACGGTCTCGTGGCTGCCGAGCAAGTTGTTGATCATGCTGACGGCCTTCTTCTTCGACGGGGCGGCGATCAGCAGGTCGATCCCGCGATGGCTCTCGCCCCGCTTGAAGCCCTTGAGCAGCTTGTTCGCGCTGTAGACCGTGGCCGACCAGATGCTGAATTTGTGCCTCGCACCGGCCTCCTCCTCAAAGATGCGGGCGATCGAGTAGGCAAAGGTGATGCGGACGTTGTCGGTCCTGCACACGTCCCACGGGTCCTGGTCGAGACGGGCCCCGGCTTCGACCCCGGCCATTATCCTGGCCTTGGCCTTGTCGAGGAAGGGCAGGTGCTTCTCCAGCTTCACGAACTCCATGTATTTCTTGACCGCCTGCCCGCCGATCTCTTCGGCCGCGCGCTTCACGTCGGTCTCGAAGCCGAGGGTGCTCTCCGCCTCGGCGTAGAGTTGGAGGAGGCTGAGCATCAGGTCCTTGATGTTCATCGTCAGATTGTTCGCCATGTCACTTGCTCCTGCGCGGCTTCTTTGAGAACTTCTTCTCGCGATCCTCGATGATCTGGACGATGTCGCTGGCGGCCTGGATGCGAATGCCCTCGTTCCTTGATAGGGCCCACGGATCGCGTTTGATCTCCGCCTGCTCCCTGACGTAGACCTCGATCGCGGCCTGGGCCAGCGTCATGAACGGCATGAGTTTCTTCCGGTTGGCCAGGATCGCGTAGTTCTTCATCACGCGCGTGGCGATGTCGATGGAGACGCGGCCGATCTCGCTGTCGAGATTGAGGTCCAGCTTCTGGTCGATATCGTCGCGCTTGCACGACTGGTAGTCGGCGAGAACGATCAGCACCTGGTCCTTCACCGACACCATCAGGTCGTTCGGCATATCAGTTCCCCCGCGCCGCCAGGCGCTCAAAATGTCTCTTCACCGCCGGGCTGTCGGGGCTGCATCGAATGCACTCCCAGCAGCAGCGTGTGCCGCAGATCGGGACGCAGCGGTGGCTACCGATCCGACAGAGGAAGGCGTCCCACCGAGCGTTCTGGGCGCGCCACTTCATCGGCAGGTTGAACCTCAGCCAGTCGAGGAACATGAGCAGCCAGAGCCCGAAGAGGACGGCGCCGAAGAGCCCGGCGGGCCACCCGTCGCGAGCCATGCTCACGGCGATCCCAAGCAGGATGCTTCCGATGACGGAGTGGACGCAGATCACCACTTCTCCAGGAGCATCTTGGCTACCTCATCCAGCGGCTTGCCGGGGTAGCTGATCTTGATCTCGCTGACCGTGCCTTCGGTGTCCACCTTGATGTCGAACCAGGACCCAGAGTGATCCTTCCGGCTGATCGACACGAGGAAGGTCCCGGCGTCGCCGCTGTAGACGTTGCGGTCGCGGCCTGGGAAGAGGCGCGGGAGCGTCTTCTCCAGGGTCGTCTTGAAGTTTGCCTTCTCGCGGTCGCGCTCCTTGCGATCCCGGATGTATTTGATCGAGTCCTTCACGGCCGTCCGCACGGCCTCTAGGTTATCGAGCTTCACCATGACGAAGTGGCTGCCTCGCCCTGGGTGGTTGTTGCGCTCGATCTTCAGCTTGAAGCCGCTGAAGTATCCATACATCTTGTCTTTGATCGGCGTGACCTTGACGCTGACGCCGGAGCGTCTGTGGTAGAACTGGTCGAAGTAGTGGCTGGTCAGGTTGCTCTCGAAGCGCATCTTCTTGAACGTCGGCACCAGAGCCACGACCTGACTCCTCAGTTCGTCCGCCAGCTTCTCTTTCGGAAAGCTCATCAGTGAATCCTCCGCTCGGACAATATCGCCCGCTCCAGGTCGTCGCGCTCCGCGCCGATCGGCATCAGTCTGAGCGCGGCCTCGGCGGCCTCCAGCAGCGTGGGCTCGCGGCGGGCGGGGACGAAGGTCGTGATCATGCCGGTCCGGCCGCGAGGCTCGGGCGCGGGCGTCATCTTCAGGTCCGGCAGCGTGCCGGGGACGGGCAGGCCCAAGAAGACGAAGTCGAAGGTGGTGAGCAGGTTGCGCGGCTGGCACGCGCCCCGGGTCCCGCGCTCGTCCATGTAGTAAAGGTAGGAGCCGAACTGGCTGACCGAGAACGAGTGGCGGTAGAAGTTAGTGCCGCGCATCACCGGCGTCATGCCGATCGCGCGCTGGACCGCGATGTAATCCAGGGCCTGAGCCGCCGTCGTGATCTGGGTCGTCACTTCGCGTGCTCCTTATTGAGGAGGTCACGCAGCTTCGTCTCCTCCTCCGCCGTGAGCTTGATCCCCGCGATCATGTCGTTGTCGCCGATGGAGAGGGCGAGCGTCCCGTCCTTCTTCCGGCGCACGGTCATGCCGCGATCGACGGGCATCTCGTTGAGACCGCCGATGTCGAGGAGGAGAATACCGAGGTCGTTGTTCATGAAGTTATTATAACAGACTAACAGCCGTTGTCAAGACCCATGTTTATTTTTTCTCTGGGCCTTGACAGGATCGTGTTTGTCTGTTATACTAAGAGTATGAACATGCAGCAAGGGGGCAAATGGCCAAGCTGAACTTTCTTCAGTCGAGCAAGGTGAAGCGGTTCCTTAACGAGCGCGGGATGAAGGTTCAGAAAGCCTATCTCCACGCGCTCGATCGAGAGGTCGGCGAACTCATGTCGAAGCACGAGCGCATCGCCAAGGCCGACCGGCGCAAGACCGTCATGGTCGTCGACATCGACCTGCCCGCGAAGATCAAGGGCCTGGTCCGGGACCTCAAGCGATGAGCGCCGACAAGACCTACTCATGGGAGAAGGGCCAGTTCAAGTGGCACTTCGGAATCCAGATCAAGCCCGAGGACCGCTGGCGCGTCGCGACCGAGTTGGCCAAGCGCTTCGGGATCAAGGACCTGCGCGTCATGCTCGACCGGCGCGGAGGCGGCTCGGCCTACGTCATGGAGCGCCGCATCCGCCTCCCCACCCACCGGTATAGCTGCTCGCTCGGCCTGATCATCCACGAGATCGCCCACGTCTACGACTGGGTGCACTACGAGGGCAACGGCCACCGCGCGAGCTTCAAGAAGGCGATGATCAAGCTGTCGATCGAGACCCGCATGTATCGCTACCTCATCCCGATCTACGCCCAGATCAGGAAGGAGCGGGCGGAGTCGCGCGCCGCCTACAACGCCCGTGTCGAGCGCAGTCAGAGGGCGATGGCCGCCGCCGATCGCGCGGTCGGTCGCAAGATCGCGCTCAAGGCCGAGAAGAAGACGCCAGAGTATCGGCTGGCGTCGGCCAAGGCCAGGTCGAAGACTCTGGCGACGCGGATCAAGCGCCTCCAGACCGCGCAGAAGAAGGCCGATCGGCAGGTCCGGGCCCTGGAGCGCGTTGTGGCGAAGAAGCCCGAATTGGTAGAGTCTCCGGCCGCCTAGGTCCCGTGGTATAACGGCTAGAACATCAGGTTGTCAACCTGGAGACAGGGGTTCGATTCCCCTCGGGACCGGTGGCGGTTCCCAGCCGATGAGCGTGATGTAGTCGTGGAAGCCGCAGTCGGCGTTGCGGAACCAGACCGAGGGCGTGACCGCTCCGTTCTGCCTGATCTCCCAATACTTCGGATCGTGGACACCGCGATGGATGATCGCGCCGTGCCCGTGCTCGTGCGGGCACCTGATCCACACGGCCCCGTCCTTGTCCAGCGCCCACTGTCCGGGCCCGCAGGTCTGGAATGACTCGGCCTTGGGGAAGAGCATCATGGGCGCGCCGTCGGCCTCGCCAGCAGCACGTTGAAGCCGCCCCGGGTCTTCAGGAACTCGCGCGCGTCGATCCAGTAGCCCTGGATGTTCGACGCCGAGCACGAGACCAGGACCTCCTGGTGGATGGTCCCGGCGCCATTGACCGTCGGGTGCGGGCGCGTGACCTCGCGCGCGCCGCAGATGAGGACGAAGTGGTCGTGCTCGAACATAGGTCCCCGCGCGGCGAAGTCGATCGAGCACAGGCCGTAGTAGCCGCCGTCGATCGCCATCCGCACGCGGTGGAACCACTCCATGTTCTGGGACCATCCGGGGGCTCCCCAGTTCGCCTGGGCCTCGTATAGCGGCCATATGGGCACGTCGTCGACCAGGCGGTCGATCCGGCCGTCCGAGCGGCCCTGGAACAGCGCCTGGCGCACCGTGTGCCACGACAGGGCCTCGACCTTGCCCTCGTCGAACCAGGGGTAGAACTCGGCCACGGTGAGCCCCAGGACGGCGCCCAGGACGCAGGCGCCGCAGTCCCCGCCGGGGACGACGTGCGGCGACGGCTGTGGGAGGGCCCGGCGGGGCAGGACGACCTCGCTATCCATTTTGCCTCCGATAAGCGCGGGAGTGGTATAATCTCGCATGGACGACGCGGTCATCAGCCGGTTCTGGGCCAAGGTCAAGAAGACGGAATCCTGCTGGCTCTGGACGGCGAGCAAGTCTCGCGGCTACGGGAAGATCGTGATCGCGGGGAAGCCTCGCTGGGCTCACCGAGTCGCTTATGAGATTCAGGTCGGCCCGATCCCGGACGGCAAGCGCATCCTCCACCTTTGCGATAATCCGCCGTGCGTTCGGGTGGGCCCGGGTCACCTTATACTCGGGACGCAGGCTCAGAACGTCTTGGACGCCCTCAAGAAGGGCCGGATGCTGTTCGGCGAGAAGAACGGGCAGTCCCGCCTCAACGAGCAGCAGGTCAGAGAGATCAGAACGCTCTACGAAGCCGGATATGGATCGCACGATGACCTGGCCGACCTGTTCGAGGTCTGCGCCGGGACGATCCACCACGTCTTGGTCAGGAAGACTTGGAAGCATGTTGTCTAGCGCGTCGTCCTCGCGATTTGGCTAAGATCAGCCGCCTGATCTTGTCCGAAGTTCTTATAGACCCCGGCGAAAATCCCGAGCGAGATATATTCTCTGAACCAAACCTGCTTCAAGAGCTTGACCGTGAACGGGTCGAACGTCGATCCGCAGTTTATGACGATCGTCGGGATCGCGAGATCGGCGTAGACCTTCTCGTCGTCGAGAAGCCCCTTCACCTCCCGTGACTTTCTCCGCGTCCTCTTCGCCACCTCGTTCGTGACGCACTCAGCTAGGGCCATGGCGCCGCCGACGCCGTTGTGGCGGACCTCCAGCCCCTCGTCCGTCGCGTAGTTCGTAATGTCGACGACGACGACGAGGTCAGCCTTGATGTGACGGGCGAAATTCACCCGAGCGCTCGCGTCACGCTCGAAATTCGTCTTTCCGTCTCCCCAGACGCGCTCGGGCAGGTGCTCGTTCTCCTTGTCCTCCCTCAGGCTGGGCCTGACCCGGCAGTGACGGAGGTATTGGCCAGCGCCCTCGCGGAACAGGGGCTGCCGTGACTCTCCGATCTCGGCGTGCGACCGCCTCATGCAGCGCGTGGCGAACACGTCGGCGCCGACGACTCGCAGGATGTCGTAGGCCGTGGCCGCGACCTCGGACGTGATGATGTCGCCGGGGACTCCGGCGACCGGCTTCTTCTGGTAGCGCCAGTCCTGGATGCGTTCGTCGTTGTAGAGCCCGCCCATCGGGTCGAGCAAGATGCGTTTTCCCTTTATTTTATCCATGAGGATTTTCGTCTCCTAGAAGTTGCTTCTCAGATTGGTGCCGACGGCCCAGCCGCCCCTCCACTCCTTTCCTCCGCTGAACCCGAACTCCATATTGTTCATGTGCAGGAACCCGGGCGTAACGTCGTCGATGTGGCGCGTGAACTCGGGGCCGACGTAGAAGAGGTTGGCCTGGAGCAGCGCGGAGTAGCGTCCCCAGTAACCGTATTTCCAGTCGAGCATGGGGCTGATCGGAATCTTCATCCGCGTGCCGCTGTCGCTTGCGAGGTCGAGACTGTGGCCGGGGCTGATCGCCAGGCCGTAGCCGAAGCGCGAGGTCAGACCCCAGTCGCGGAAGATCACCTCCGGCGGCTTATTCAGGCCGTCGGACACGGTCTTCAACTGGTCGTTGATCCGCTTGATCTCGTCCGGCGACTTCGCCGCCTTCAGCTTCTCCAGCAGCGCCTGATACTGGGCGATCGCCTCGTCCCGCTGCTTGGTCACGACCGTGACCGCCGCCTCGTCAGGGACGTAGCGGGTTCGGACCTCGGTCTTGCCCTGGGCGTTCTTCACTAACTCGGTGAGGCGCCGGTTCTCCAGGACGTATTGGGCGAGCACGCCCGGCGGAAGCCCCTTCTCTGCGATCTCCCGCTGCTCGCGCAGGGCCTTCTCCGCGTTGAACATGTGGATGTAGAAGGCGGCGACGGCCAGGACCACGACCAGCGCGATCCGCTCGATCTTCCTCAGAAGGTCACCCATTTTGATCCTCCGGCGTCTTCAGCGGTCCCGTCGACGGCGCGTAGGCGGGGAACTGCGCCGCCGCCTTCTTCTCGGCGTTGGCCGCCCAGACGTAGTTGGTGAACACGGCGGTGACCACGGTGCCGACGGTCATGATCGCGGTGTTCCCGCAGGTCTCGCCGTGGTAGAGCACGCAGAAGATCACGACCCAGAAGAACAAGATCAGGATCAGGTAGTTCCACAGGGCCTTGATCGACTTGAGGTCGCGCATCAGGTTCGTCGCGAAGTCGTTGGTCTGGAACAGGCACCAGCCCCTGATCTTCTCGATCCTCGCCTTCGTCTTCTCGCTCATGCGGGTAACCTCTCGATCAGGGTGTAGACCGCGACGCCGTCCTTCTCGACCATCCGCATGATCTCTCCGCAGCGCGATGGGTCCCGATAGGGGCGGCCGAGGCTGATGTGAATCCAGATCGACTTCGAGTAGCCGCGCTGGGCCTGCTCGACGATCAACTGGCCGAACACGATCTCGCCGCGCCGGGCGGCGGCGATCACCGCCTGGAACGCGACCTCGATGGACTCGACCGTGTCGGGACCGGCCGGAGACCAGTCGCAGGCCTCGCACAGCATGTGCTGGCTCTTCTTCGCCGCCGCCTGGGTCGCGGCGTTCAGGTCGGGGCAGCGGTAGGCGCTGTGAACGTCGACGGCTCCGCCGATGATGGTCCTAATCTTCTCCATCACCAGCGCCAGTTCGTGCAGCTTCATCATCTGGGCGTCGGTCAAGATGCGATTCTTCGCCTGGAGCGCCGCGTTGTTCGTCTTCGTCATCTCGAAGAGCCCGAAGTGCTCGGACAGGTCCTTGTCCGCGCGCGGCAGGGGCCCGGCCTCCTGGACGTGCGGCACCGGAACCGGCGCCGGGGGCTGCCCCTGGGGGATATAGCCCTCGGCCTCGGTCCCCTGGAGGACCTTGAACACGCCCTTCGCCGTCGCGATCAGCTTCCCGATGTCCATAGCTCCTCCTAGGGGTTCTGGGCGATGTTGGTGAAGACCGTGATCGTCGTGGGCTCGCGCAGGGCCCCGGCCGTGCTCGTGTTGTTTCCGGCGAAGAGAGCGGCGCCGGTGCCGCTGCTCCCGCGCAGGACGTAGTCGGGCAGACCGGCGGACGACCCCTCGACGTGGTTGTGTGTGAAGGTGAAGCGCGCGCTGCCGCCGCTGGCCCCGATGAAGATCGGAGAGGTCAGGGCGTAGCTGGCGAAGAGTTGGAACAGGCAGCCGTGGACGATCACGTCCGTCGACGAGCTAAGGACGCTGATGACCCTGGCGCCAGCCGAGTTCGATATGAACCGGCAGGTGTCGAACGTGGGGCTGCCGCCGAGGACGAGGACGTTCTTGTTCCCGTCGAACTTGCAGCCCTTGATCACGGGGGAGACCGAGCCTCGGATGATCAGCGACTCGCCGCTGCTGCCGCCGATGGCCCAGCCCGCCGAAAGGCCGAAGCGGCAGTTGACGATGCGGGAGGCCGTCCCGTTGATGTCGAGGCCGTTGTTGAAGTTCACGTTCTCGAAGAAGGACGAGCCGCCGCCGCTGGTGCTGAACTGGGAGCCGACGAAGACGTTGGTCCAGACCAGGGACGTGTCGACCTTGCTGCTCGCGGCGGCCAGGCCGTTGATCGCGCAGTCGGTCATCGTGTTGGTGACGCCGGTCGTCAGCGTCATGGGCGGATCGCCCGTGACGGGAAAGGCCTTGAGCACCTGGTTGGTCCAGACGCAGTCCTCGGCGCTCATGTTCCCGGCGCTGATCAGGAGAGACCGAGTGCCGACGAACGTGCACTTCCGCATGGTCAGCGCCGCGCCGTTGGCGACGTTGACGCAGTCGGTGACGGCGGCCGTGACCTGCACGTCGCTGATGTCGGCGATGGTGGAGGCCCCGACGCGCAGGGCCGGGGTCGCGCCCGTGTTCTGCGCGTAGACGACGCAGCGGGTGATCTTCACCGTGCCTCCGGCAGCCATGTCGATGCCGGAGAAGGCGTTGACCGCGTTCTCGCCGTAGTAGAAGGCGCCGAGGACGAGGTTGTCCAGCGTCGCGATGAAGTCGCCGGTGAAGAACACGGTCCCCGCGTGGGAGCCCGAGCCCGAGGCGTAGTCCAGGCTCAGGTTCTTGATCGTGACGTGGTCGGCGCCGATCCTCGCCGTCGACAAGCCGCTGAAGCTACCCTGGATCACGCACGACTCCGGGTCGAGGCCGATGACGCTGACGTAGGGGTCGATGAAGGTCAGGGGCTCGGCGATCGTGTAGATGCCGGGCATGATCAGGATCGTCCACGGATTGGCCGCGCTGGTCACGCCGTTGAGGCTGTTGAGCGCCGCCGCCGGGTTGGTGAAGTCTCCGCCCATGGGGGAGACGACGATCAGGTTCTTCGGCTTGAACTGTGGGTTGAGCGCGGCGGCCGACCGCACGTCGAGCACGTCCTCCGCGTTGATCGCCGGGTCCGACGCGCGGCGCGTGATCAGCGCCAGCGGCAGGCCGACGTGCCCGACCGGCAGTGTCGGGACCGTCACGCTCGTCACGTTCTGGCTGACGGCGAAGTTGTAGCGCACGCGCTCGCGCAGGGCGCTCGGCCCCAGGATCGGGTCCTGGATGTCCGGGTCCATCGTCGCGTTCACGGTCTCGACGAAGATGTCGATGTAGACGAGGTCGGTCCGGTTCGTCGCCGGGGTCGCGATCGCCATGTTGTAGACGTATTGGCCGCTGACCAGCGGGTGGACCTCGTCGGGCAGGAGCACGCGGCGGCCCAGCGTGTAGCCGCCGGGTCCGGGCGTTACGTTCACCGCGTTGGACAGGCCGGAGCCGACGATCTTGAACGAGTCGCCCAAGAATCCGTCGACGATCAGGTTCTGCGCCAGCGCGTCGCGCTCGCTGTTCTGGTAATCCTGGAACTCCACCATCTCGAAGTCACCGGGGTGGGTGTTCTCCTGGAAGAGCACGGTCTTGTAGCGCTTGCCGTCGACGAACGTCCTTCTGCTGAGTGTCATGATCGTGATCTCCTTAAAATCCGAGTCCCCAGCGGACGAAGATGCCTTGTCCGGGGGTGATGGCCGTGCCCGGGACCAGCGGTCCCCAGGCGAGAATGTCGTTTCCGTTGTTGCCCAGCACCGCGAGTTCGCGGATCGTGTCGGTCACGCCCAGGCTGAACGGGGCGCGGACCAGCAGCGACGGGTTGGGCTCGGTCGAGATGTCGAGCAGGTTCGGCTGCAAGAATTCGAGGCTGGTGACGCCGCTGATCGCCCGGTCGCCCAGATAGTCGATCGTCAGGTTCGTCGTCCGGCCCAACTCGTCGAAGAGGCGCGCCGGGTTGTAGAAGGTCTTGGCCGTCGTGTCGCACTCGACGTAGCCGATGTAGATGACGGCGTCGCCCGGCGTCGCGGGGATCGCGGCCGACCCGGTCGGGACGTTGAGGATGTCGCCGATTCCGTAGAGGCCGGACGTGCCCGTGTGGATCAGCCACAGGTGGTTGAAGTGGTTCTGCTGGAGGATGTTGCTCCCCGTCGAGTCCGAGCCGAAGCCGAGGACGATGTCCGCCTGCGAGTTCGCCTGCTGGATGAAGTAGAAGGTCGCGGGCACGCCGTTCGGCCCGAAGTTGTAGACCGGGAAGTCATTGTGGACGATGATCGGCGCGATCCCCGTCATCTCGAAGTTGTTTCCCACGCGGCTGTTCGTGCCGAATGGGGAGAACGCGCCGCCCACGCCCTTGCCGACGGCGACGTGGCTGATGCCGGACAGGGCGACGCCCTTCATCAGCTTGGAGATCAGGCTCCTGCCCTCTCTCGTGATCTCGATGGTGTTGGTCAATCCAGACATGGTCTTCTCCTAGAATCCGGCGTCGAATCTGATGAGGCGGAACGCATTGTCGTTAGACGTGGCGTAGAGATACTTGCGGCCGTCGAAGGCCAGGCCCCTGATCTTCTCGATCGAGTTGATCGTCTTGTTCAGAGACAGGGCGCCGATCGTGGTGAGCACGCCCGGCGCGTCGAAGACGTAGATCATGCTCTTGCTCTGGAAGCCACCGGCGAACTTCGTCTGGTTCGTGTGGGTGCCGACCGCGACCGCGATCTTGCGGCTCGCCATCAACTCCATGCTCATGAAGTCGACGGCCGGATCGATCAGGTCTCCGTTCGCGTTGATCGGCGTGCCCGGTAGCCGCCCGATGATGTTGAACGCGGGGCTCACCGGGTTGAACTGCATGTCGATCAGGTAGATTTCGCCACGGAGCGTCACGGCCAGGAGCTTGGCCACTCCGTCGGACACGATGTCCATGACCCGGCCCGGGATGTCCACGAGCTTGACGTAGTCGTTCTGGGACCGGCGCGCGCGGTAGATCGTTGTGAAATTTCCGTTCGGGTTCACGCAGAAGGCGCAGTCGCCGTTCAGGTTCTCCAGCCTGAGGGGTAGGATGCTCGCCAGAGAGAAGGGCGTGGCCACCGTCGTCTGTCCCGAGGTGCTGCCATTGACGTAGAACGACGACAGGTTGATCGCGCTGAGGTTACTCGTCCACGGCACGAGCCTGAGCGGGAAGTTCGGGTTCATGTTCAGGATCGGCGTGAAGTTGACCAAGCCCCAGCCCGAGTAGTCGCCGGTGGCGCCGTCCGTGTAGTTCGCGCTCTCGACGCCCGGGTAGTAGTCGATCTGGGCCGAGCCGAAAGTGAAGGCCCCGCCCCCGTAGGTGTAGAGGTCGGTGAAGCTCAGCGTCGAGGTCGCGAGCACGGCCAAGCTCGCGGCGTCGACGAGGACGGCCTGGCTCAGGCCTGGGCCGGTGAAGACCATGAACCGCGTCTGGTCGCCGGAGATGCCGGACATGGAGTTGCCGAACGCCGGGTCCGAACTGGAGGTCACGACCGGGTCGTTGTTCACGTCGAAGCTGATCTTGGCGATGCCGCTGGCGCCGACGGCGAAGACCTCGCGCTGGACGAACTTGTTGCGCGCGCCGTGGATGCGCGTCTGCCGGATGTTGCCCAGCGGCGTGTTCACCACGTCGCCGACCGTGATCGACAGCGGCGTCGACGTGGGCCCGAGTTCGGTCGTGGAGAAGTAGCGGGCGGAGTAGACGATCTCGTCTCCGACCGCGACCGGCGTGTCGCTGTAGAGGAAGCCGCTGAAGAACGGCATGTTGAACACGGCGATGACCGTCGCGGGCGCACCGTTGAGGCTCCGCAGAAGCTGGAGCTTGTCCCCGGCCAGGCCGGTGCCGATCGTGGTCGCCCAGTCGATAGTGATGATCGTCCGCGTCGGCTGCGACAATTCCAGGCGCGGCGCGTTGAACCGCGTGGTCAACGTGCCGTAGCCGGAGTAGATCGACGTGGTCTGAGCGTTGAACGCCAGGACCGAGTAGGTAAAGGTCTCGGCCGCCGTCGAGTCCACGGTGTCGTCGAAGAACTTGATCGAGCCGCTGTTGACGGTCCCGACCTGGATCAGTGGGCTGGCGATTCCGCCGATCGTGGTCTGGCGGAAGACGCGGAAGCCCGTGGCCAGCGTGTTCGTGTCGGTCCAGGCGATGTGGTTGACCCCGGCGACCGAGCGCGTGACGATCACGGCCGTGGGCACGGACAGGGACGCGACGGTCGCCACCGTCTGAGAGTATTCCCCGAGGTTGGCCGGGACGATCACGGTGCCGAAGATGGTGTAGGCGAGCTTAACCTTCCTCACCCTGAAGCTGACGATGTCGCCGGGGACGCCGCCCGAGGTCTGAGCGAAGAACGTGGGCGACCCGCCGAAGGGGACGCGGCCGATCTCGGAGAAGGCGCCTCCCGCGAACGAGCGCTCGACCGAGATGTAGTCCTCGTTCGTGCTCTGGGGCAGGGTGAACGCCGTCCACTGGAGCGTGACGTGGTCGGGCGGCACCGTCGCCGCGATCTGGAGGCTGACCGGTCCGTCCAAGGGGCTGCTCGTGACGCCGATCTGCGACGCCGGTCCGGTCTCCTGGTTGTTGAAGTCCTGGACCTGGTAGGCGTAGACCTGCCCCGGGATCGTCTGGAACAGGTCGTTGTAGGTCCGCGCGTCCTTGGGCAGGGTGGCGAGCAGGGTCAGAGTCCCGCCGTTGATCGAGCGGAAGAGGCTGACGCCACGGTTCCCGCTGTTGAGGCCGGTCCAGCCGACGCTGACGACGCCGAAACGGACGAACGTGGGCGTCACGTTCGTCGGAGCGACGAGCGTGCGGTGCACGATCAGCGTGACCTCGGCGGAGAACGAGCCGATCACGGACGCGTTGAACGCCTTGATCCGGTAGACCACGACATCGCCGATCACGAGCGTGACGAAGTCGTCGAACTGGCGAGCCGACCCGGCGGGGGAGCCGACGACGGCGAAGGGCGAGCCGTTGACGCTGCTCTCCAGCGTGTAGCCCGTGGCGTGCGCGTTCGCGTCGGTCCAGAAGACGCGGACGCCCACGTCCGCAAGCTGCTCCAGCGACGAGATCGTCGGGGTCAGCAGCGCGGTCGTCGCCGACGCCGTGGCCGACACCGGTCCCGGGTGCAGCGAGTTGAACGGCGTCACCCGATACTGGTAGGTCTGGCCCGGAACGGTGGTGAAAACGTCGGAATACGCGAGCGTGCCGGGCGCGACCGTGGTTAGCCGCTGGAACTGGCCGCCGGTGCCGATCGCGCGGTCGATGTAGATGCCCGCCTCATTCAGGGGCGGGTTCGGGTCGGTCCAGGCCAGGTCGATCTGGGTGTCGCCCAGCGCTGGCGTCGCGGTCAGGGCCGTCAACTGGCTGAGGGTGAAGTTCACGACCAGGCTCTGGACGTTGGAGAACGCGCCGGTGTCCTGCGGGCTGATGCCGCCGGAGACCGCGCGCAGCTTGTAGCTGTAGGTCGCGGGGACCAAGGTCAAGAAGTCGAAGGCCTCGACGTATGTCGTCGGCATCGGCACGGCCACGACCTTGGTCAGCGTCGTCAGCAGGGAGTAGCCAGCGCCGTCCACGTCCTTCCAGATTTCGAGCTTGTCGCCCGTGGCGTAGGCGTTGGGGTCGGCCCAGGACAGGGTGACCTCGTTGTCGACGCGGACGGGTGCCGCCTGCGTCTGGGCGGTCCAGGCGCTGGCGACCGTGGCCGTTCCCGTGTTGGACAGGGCCGTGGTCTGGAACTTGTTCTGGATCGAGACCTTATAGGCGTAGGCGTGCCCCTTGGGCGTGGCGACCGTGGTCCAGGAGGTGCCGGTCGGCAGCGTCACGACCGTTCCCGTCGGCAGCACCAGCGTGTGGCCGTCGCGGATCACCGTCGTGTCGAAGAGGACGACGGCCAGGGTCGGCGCCGTCACCGGGTCGAATCCAGGCGTCGTGTGCATCGTGACCAGGACGGGCACGGCGGCGGGGAAGTCGACCTCGGAGCCGTCGGGAAGCGTCACCGTCGGCCCGATGACGAACATGACGTTGTCGTTCAGGGTGGGGACGATGCCGCCCGTGACCTGATTGTGGATCAGGAGGAATGGAGAGCCGTCGACCGAGCGCTCGATGTGGTAGGTGTAGTCGAAGAAGTCGGCGCCCGCGTTCGTGTCCGTGATCGCGATGGCGAGGTTGGTGCCGCCGTTGGTGACGCCGGTGATGGTCGGCGCCGCCAGCACCTGGAAGGTGTCGACGGCGTTGGCGTTGCCCGTCTGGTCGGTGTGAAGCGACCAGCGAACTCCGGTCCGGCGGGGTCTGATAGCGCTCATGGTCCCACGATCTCCTGCTGAAAGGTGAGCGCCAGGAACTGGTGAGCCGGGCGCACGAACTCCAGCGCGGCGGGGACGAAGTGCAGGAACTCGATGTCCCGCTCGTCTCCGACGCTCACGACCTGCACCTGCGATCCGAACTGGTCGAAACCGAGTTGACGAAGGAGGCGACCGGGCATCAGAACCGTGTTCACCCCGTTCCAGACGTTGCCCGGCGCCGTGCTATTCAGAGTGAAGAACGTGGCCGGGTCCGGGCCGATGAAGTTTCCCGAGTCGTTGTAGAAGTCGCGGATCACGATCTGCGCCGTCGGAGCGAAGGCCAAGACCGTCTCCTTCACCGATTTCCGCGTCGGAGCCTTGATCCTCGCCGCGATCAGGCCGAGGAGGATGCTCCGATACTGGTCGACGGTGAAGCTCGGGTCGAACGCGACCTCAAGCAGGGTGCCCCAGTTGTCCTGGAGCGTGTCGGGCCGCGCCGTCGCGATGTTGCGGTCGGCGCTGACGCGATCGACCTCGCTCTGGGCGTCCTCCATCTGGACGGCCAGGAGGTAGACCTGGAGGAGGATGTTCGAGGTCGTCAGGACCTGAGGCGTCAGGTTTCTCGGCAGGCTCATAGGCTTAGAGGAACGCTCCGGGTTCTCCGATCATGAGGCTCCACTTCAGGACGAGCGGCACGTCCGCGTCCTTGAGCAACTGAGGCGAGATCGCGAGGAACGCGACGAAGTCTGGGCCCATCTTGACCCCGAGTTCGCCGATGGCGCCGGTGCCGATCCCGGCCGGGAACGTGAACTGCGCGTAGATCGCGTTCGTCCGGTTGGCGTTGACGGCCTGGGCCCAGTCGATGAAGTCGGTCGGCGCGTCGGAGACCACGGTCGCGACCGTGTTGAACATGGCGGGGAAAGTCTGGAGCATCGTGACATCGCCGTCGAGGCCGACGTAGCAGACGGCCTGGCGGTCGGAGACCGTGACGCCGAGGTTTACCAGCAGCGCCGGGTTCGGGTCGGAGATGCTGTTGTTCGAGATGACGGCGACGGCCAAGTTCCCCGGCTGAGCCGAGTCGTAGACGGCGTAGACGTGGTTGAACTTGCCCGACAGCATCACCGGCGTCTCCATCCACGTCGTGAACTCGGAGAAGAAGTAGTTGGTGCCGTCGTTGCGGGCTCCGACCGGGATCGACGTGACGCCGTTGATCGGGAAGTCGGAGACGACCTCGATCTCGACGAATCCGGCGAGCGGCACGGTCATGACCAGCGCGCTCTCCTTGAGCACGATCTGGTTCGACGCCGGTCCGGGCTGGATCAGGATCGTGTTCCCGTTGAGGACCTTGGGCGCGGCCGTGGCCCAGACCGAGTCGTCGGGCAGGGAGCCCATGGACGCGGTGAAGGACTGCGCCTGGAGCAGCCCGGCCATCACTTCGTTGATCTTTTTGAGCGGTGTAGGCATATTTTCCTCTTAGAACGACGAGATGGCCTCGCGCGCGACGTGGCCGCTGAAGCTGCTGAAGTAGATGTAGGTCCCGTCCGTCTTGACGCCGGAGTAGGCCGCACCGCTGCCGAAGTGGAACTGGCTGATCGCCGAGGTGAAGGCCAGGGGCGAGACCGCGACCTTCATCAGGCTGTTGAACGTGCCGTTCACGAGCGAATTCTGACGGTGGGCGAGGTAGATCGAGCCGCTGTGATACATCATGAACGACTGCGTGAAGGTTCCGAGGTTGGCCGTCTCCGTCGCGTAGGCCATGGGCCCGGTCGTGAACTTCGCGATCCGACCGGCCGAGCCGTTGGCGCCCAGGACGTAGAGGTTGGAGCCGTCGTTCGCGATCGGTCCTGGGCTCGTCAACGTCGTGATCCCCACGGTCTCGACCACGGCCAGCGTCGAGGCCAGGACCCGGTAGATGCTGGTCGTGCCCAGGTTGCTGTTCGCGATCGTGACGTAGATGCTGCCGCCGAAGGCCGTGGCCGATCTCGATCCGACGCTGGCCCCGAATGACGCGCCGACCAGGATCACCGACATCGTCGTCGGGTTGAAGTGCGTGACCTTGACCGACCCGACCGGGCCCATAACGGCCCAGCAGTCGGTGCCGTCAGTGGCCATCGCGCCGATGCCGACGCCGGTGGTGAGCGCGAGGCTGCTGCTGAGCAGCATCGTCGCCGGGTCGATCTTGAGGATGCGGCCGTTGGACTCGCCCTGGTCGGTGATGAGCGCGTAGATGAAGCCGCCGAACTCGATCGCGTCGTGGATGGTCATGAACGTGCCGACCGCCGGGTAGACCGAGAGGTTCTGGGCCCGGACCGACGAGTCGGCCAGTGTGATCCGGCTGAGGATGATATCCGTGCTCCCCGGGTTGAGCGCGACGGTGTAGGCGTAGGACCCGATGAGGAAGACGCCGCCGTTTCCGCTCGTGATCGTCCCGAGCTTGACTTCGCGCAAGACCGGCGCCAGGCTGAGCGCGCCTCCCTGGATCGGCGAGTCCGCCGAGCTTCCACCGGGGCCGCTGGCGAATATCTTGTCGTAGCGGACCTGGCTGTTGCCGAACGCGGTCGCGTCGTGGTAGCCGGTGACGAGGCCGACGTTGAAGCTCACGGGGTAGCTCACGCTGTTGTCCGTGCTGCGCTTGACCGTATAGTCGGTGACGATGCCGCCGCCGACGCCGGGGGTCCAGCCGACGAACGCGCCCTCCCAACCGGCCTCCCAGAAGACGCCGGTGGGCACAGCCGGGGGCGCGTCGACCTGGATCACGTTGGAGTAGGCGCCGGGCGCGTGGACGATGCTGGGGAAGCTCAGGCTCGGCCCGTTTCGCTGCTCGGCGCGCACGCGGTAGAAATAGGGGTAGGACGTGGCCGTGGTGTCGACCATCGTCACCTGCTGGTTGGCCCTGGTGCTCGGGTTGTAGGTGAAGGCGCCGCCCACGGGCGTGCCGTCGGGCTGGGCGTTGTCCGGGATCATCGAGCGGGCCGCGACCTGGGTCCAGCCGGTCAGGCCGTCGGGGGACCGGTAGAGGAAGAGGACGTGCGGGCGGTTGGTCACCGTGTTGATCGGCGCGCCCAGCGAGATTTCCCCGTCGTCGAAGTGGACGGTGACGTTGGCGCCGACGACAGTGGTCAGCAGCAGGTTAGTGCAGTCCCCGAGCGGCGGCGTCAGGTAGGGCGCGGTCCACGTCGCCTCGGCCGAGGGCGCGGACTCGCCGACCGAGTTGAAGGTCTTGACCCGGTAGCGCAGGACATCGCCCGAGGAGAAGGAGGGGAGGTGGCTGCTGTTCACGGAGAAGCCGTTGCCGAAGTATTCGCGGCCGACCTCGGAGAACGCCCCGGCGTTGACCGCCTGTTCGATGAGGAAGGCGTTTCCGTCGCCGGTCGGGTCCCAGCCGAGGCCGATGCGCGTGTGCGTGTTGTTGAAGTGGGAGCGCAGGTTCGACGGCGGCGCCGCCGGGGTCACGACGGTGAAGGTCTGGGCCCGGTCGGTGAAGATCGCGAGGTCGGCGGCCAGGGCGTTGGACGGCGTCCCGTCGTCGACGACGGCGATCCGCGCCGCGTCCACGTCGATGCTGGCGGTTCCGCGCGCGATGTGCTCGATCGAGGTCGATCCGGGGACGAAGCGCGCCAGGTGGGCGTCGCCCACGACGTAGAGGCGGCTGTCCGGGCCGAGTTTTAGCATCGTCGGCAGGTAGTTGGGCGAGACCAGAGTGCTGAACGGCAGGGGTGTGACCTCGACGGGGAAAAGCGCGGGAAGGCCGTCGAAAGTGCCCTCCTGGAGCTTGACGACCTTGCCGTTGTCGGCCAGGGCGATCGTGTAGTAGAAGCCGCCGAAGCGGACGAGCGAGTTCTTCCCCTGGAAATCCTCGTCCGGCGTGTTCATGCACATGATGGTCGAGAAGTTGCCGAGGTCGGACATGTCCGACTTCTTCGTCTTGCGGTGGAAGACCACGTTCTCCATGATCAGGTTCACGCCGAGGTCGGGCGACCCGGCCTGGATGTCGTTGCCCGGGCCGTCCCCGGCGATGATCCGCGATGTCTGGGTCATGAGGTTTGTCCCGTCGTCGCCCGGCACGTCGTGGGCGATCACGCTCTCGCCCAGGGCGCCGTTCGCGATGCTGATCTCGCTGCCGACGAGGAGGAACGTCGTCGGGTTGATCTTGGACAGACGGGTGTCCGAGCCTGTGGTCCTGACGGCGAAGAGGTTCGTCCCGTCCGAGTGCAGGGCGTTGGGCACCGTCGCGTAGGTCAGGATGTCGGTGCGGGCGCTCAAGTCTTTGGCGTAGCGGCTGAGCTTGATCGTCGTGTCGCCCATGACCTGCGAGACGAAGAGCCAGTTCGTGTCTTGCTCCATGAAGTAGACGCGGCCGGACGTGGGGCTCGTCGACGACGAGAGGACGATCGAGGTCCCGTTTGTGATGTCGAAGCGGGCCAGCGTCTTGGTGTTGACCGGCGGCGGGACGTAGTTTCCGAGGTAGAGGAAGTCGCCGTCGAGGAGCAGCATCTGGAGGTCGTTCTGCATCGAAAAGCGGGAGAAAAGGGTCGGGTGGACCAGGACGTTGTTGATCGTCAGGGTCGGCGAGTAGGTCTCGTCGCGCTCAACCGTGATCTCGGGAGGGAAGAACTGGACCTGGACCGTGTTCTGGCCCGGGTTGAGCAGGATCGACCACGACCAGTTGCCGTCGGCGTCGGCCACGATGTCCGGCACCGGAGACTGGTCGAGCCCGTTGACGAAGATTTTGACAACGGACAGTGGCACGACCGTGCCCCTGATCGCGACGGGCGCCAGGCGCGGGATCATGAACTCGGGGTCCACGTTGTAAATCTGCTTGGGCAGCAGGCTGGCCATCACGTTGAAGAACGTGTTGGCGCGCTCGGGCAAGACCACGACTGCGTTCAGGGTCGCCATGTTATTTAGCCAGCTTCACCGTCACGGTCCCGGCCGTGGGGAACTCGTTGCGACCGAGGAACACGGTCGCGGCCGTGGCCTCCCCGCGCCTGGCCAGCAGGTCGAGGGGCCGAACGTCGTCGACTCCCAGCGTCTCTTTCACCAGGTCAAAGATCGTCGCGTATCTGATCTCGCTGCCGAGCTTGAGATTGTCGATGTATCCGGCGACGGCGTCGACGATCGCGGCCTCGACCTTGTCGAAGTCGTTGCCCGCGACGAGCACGATCGAGCAGCCCACGTCGACCGGGACCTGAGCGGCCGTCCTCGTCAGGAAGTCGCGCGCGGGGACCGCGTTCTCGTCGTCGTCGGCGAAGAACGCCTGGATATCTTCGAGCACGCCGTTGCTGACGTAGCCGATGGTCAGGCTGTCTCCGGCCGTGGCGCCGCCGATGATCATGACCGCGTCCTGGGCCGACGTGCTGCCCGCGAGGTCGCCCACGTCGCGGACCAGGAGGTAGTTCGACGCCGAGATCGGGAGCACCGTCGTGTTGTTGAACACGCTGGAGATCGAGAGCACCGGCTGGTGGACGAACACGACGTTCGCTCCGCTGTAGAGCACGTCGTCGGACTGGACGCGGCCGACCCCGGCCTCAGCCTGGATGTAGAGGTCGACCTTGCCGCCGATGCCTCCGCCGCGAATCAGCAGCGGGTCTCCGGCGCCGACCACGAGCGCGTCGATCACGTTGGTGAAGTTGAGCGCGCGGCTCCTGATGCCACGGAAGGTCACGGCGTCGCTCGCGATGAAGCTGGCCTTGATCCTGATCGCGAAGTCGGCGTCGGCCTCCTGGTCGCGCCCGCCCGTCGTCGGGTTCGGGTTGGTCACGACGGAGATGCCGAGGATCGCCGTGCTGAGGAGGACGATCGAGCCGGAGCCGACGTTCCCGGCCGAGCCCGAGACCTCGGCCTCGATCGGCACCGTCACCGAGTTCTGGCCGGGGAATATCGTTCCGTCCGCGAGCGTCCTGAAGAAGACGCTGGTCTGGGTCGTGGTCGACAGGGTGGCGACCCGGGTGCCGACCGGGACCAGGATCGGCGCGATCGCGATCGCTGACGATCCGAAGGTGACGCTGCCGGTCGCGATCGTGGAGCCTCCGCGCACGACGCTGAAGTTCGCGGCGAAGTCGTCGAGTTCCGTGCCCTGGAAGCTGCTCAGGTTGTTCAGCGACTGGATGAGGCTCACGCGCTGGATCGCGGAGTAGACCGTGGCCAAGGGGTTGGCCGGGAGGTCGATGAAGAGGTTGCGCGTGACCGAGCCCGGCTGCGTCGACGCCGCAGGCTGGAGCGCGCGCATGTTCACGTCCATCTCGCTGCTGATCTGGGCGAAGTCCTTGAACGAGGTCTCAGCCTGGAACGTGTAGACCACGAAGTAGGGCTGGCCCGTCTGGGGCTCGCGGCCGGTCGGCGACCAGTCGATCTCGCCGTCCGTCAGCTTGTAGTCGACGACGGCGTTGAAGTCCGAGGTCGACGGCTGGAGACCGACCTGAACGATGGTCAGGGCCGTGAACGTCAGGACATCCGCCGTGTTCGGCTGGCCCTTGATGACTCGCTCGGTGATCTGGCTGATGACGGGAATGGGCATATAGTTGAGTCTCCTACCGGGAAAGGTTGAAGGCGAAGATCGTTCGCAGTCCTCCGACTGTGGTGACCGAAAGCTGGATGTTGATGCGGCCGAACGACGGCTGACTGACGGCGACGGCGTCGACCGAGCCGATGACCTCCTGGAAGCTCATCGACTGCTTCGTGCCCTGGACCAACTGGAGCGACTGGAGGAAGACCAAGGCCTCGGACACGTTCTTCGCGATCATCGTCTGCAAGATGTTGAAGTCGAACGGCTGCCCCAGTGCGTCCTGGAGCTTAGACCCGTATTGGACGGAGCCCAGGTCGGAGCCCTGGCGCGTGATCAGGATTTTCGCGATGTCCTGGGCGAGCTTTTCCTTGTCCACGACGAGAATCGGGTTCCCGTCGGGGCCGAAGTTGATGTCGCCGTTCAGAAGCTGGAGGTCGTAGCTCATGCAAGCACCGTGAGGTTCCCTGCGTCGATTTTTCCCGTGATGGTCGCGGGCGGAGTCGGCACCGTCGCCGTGGACAGGGGGATCGCCGGGCCAGTCGGGTTGCCCGGGATCGCCGAGATGTGCGTGTGGACGTTGTAGGAGGCCTGGATATCGTTGAGAATCACCTGCAAATCGGTCAAAAACGTCATAAAAGTGGGGTCGGTCACGTTATTGATCAGCGTCGCGTCCGTCTTGCGCGCGACGGGCAGGATTCCTCCGTTGAAGACCACGGCCGTGCCCGTGATGCTGGTCTGCGCGGCCGACACGATCGAGACCGCGCCGGTCGCGCTCAACGACCAGGCGCCGCCCACGGTCTTGGTCTCGGCGCCGGTCACGGTCACGACGCTGTCGCCGCCGATCGACACGGTAGAGCCTCCGAGGACGGTGATTCCCAGCGTGGTGCCGATCGTGATCGTCTTCGAGCCCGTGATTTCCTCGGCATCGTCGCCGCCCACGTCGAGGACGCGGTCTCCCTCGATCGAGGCGACGAGCGATCCCGCGCTATAGAGGTGGTCGCCGTCGACGATCTCGGTCAGGGTCGCGGCCTTTACGTTCATCGCGCTCAGGGCGCGGAGAGAGAGTGTCTGAGCCGTGTGCAGCAGCGTGTCCGCCGCCTGCACCGTCTTGTTCACCATGTTCTCGACCACGTCCTGATTGGTGTTGACCACGCGGGTGTCAGCCACTTCCTCCGACTGCCCGGCGACGCTGATCGTCCGGTTCTTCGACGACTCGAAGAAGTCGCCGGTGGCCGTCACGTTCCAGTCCCCGGCGTCGGCGACCGTGACGTTTCCGCTGACGCCGTCGATCACGATCTTGAGCAGGCGCTGGGTGTCGCCGTTGGCGCGGGAGAGGAGGTTGTCTCCCTGGAGGAAGAGCTTTCCGTCCGAGCGCATGTGCAGCGTCATGCCCAGTAGCAGCTTGTTCAGCTTCTGGATCAGCCCCTGCTCGTCGTTGACGTAGGCGACGGAGTTGCAGTTCGGGCAGCGCTCGACCAGCGTCGTCGGGTCGATGTTCGCGGTCCAGCCTTCGGTCGGCGTGATCACGTTGCAGATCGAGCACTTGGCGAAGCCGGATACCGTGCGCATGAGGATGTCGCCCTCGTTCAGTTCGTCGGGGATTCCGAAGACCTGACGCTGGAGCGCGAAGTAGGAGTCGGGGGAAAACGCGTTGTAGGGGTAGTAGCCGATGATGATCGGCGTCTGCATCGAGCGCAGGCCGACCAAGACCAGAGCCCCGGCCTTAGGGATCGTCCAGACGCCTCCGCCGGGGTAGGCCATCGGCATCGGGATCGGAACGCGGGTCTTGCCCGTGCTCTCCTCCAGGAACTCGATCTCGACGACCATGTCCTCGGTGTCGACGGCCGTGATCTTCGCCAGGCGCAGGTTCTTCACCTGATCCAAGGCTTCGCGGTTTCCGTGACTGAAGAAGAGGCTGCTGGGGGCTCGGGGTGCCATAATTAACAGGTGGGCTTCACTCCCATGATGGAGATGCCCTGGATGAAGTAGATGGTCTTCGACGCCGGGGCCTGGCCGCCGACGATGGCGGTGCCCAGGGGCGGCGGCTTCGTGATCGTGGTCTGGACGAGGACGGCATCGGCCAGGAACAGAAGCTGGCCCGGGTTCTTCGGCTTCAGCAACTCGGTCGCGCGCTGGGCCAGGTTCATGTCGGCCGTGGCCACCGCGTCCGCGTAGCTCGACTCGCTCTTGACGATGTAGGTGAAGATCGCGACTCCGACCGCCTGAGTCGCCGCGCTCTTGATCTGGTCGACGTTGATGCCCGCGAGCGTCAGGGGTTGGAGCGCGGCGGTCGGTAGAGCCGCGATCGTCGCGCCCGAGGTCTCGGTCAAAATCTTGAAGCTCTTGCCGCCGAGGATCGCGTTCAGCGCCTTCTCCTGGGCGTCGTTGACCAGCTTCTCGAACTTGGTCACCTGCTTCTGGATCAAGCTCGCGATGTAGTTCGTGATCTTGGCCACGGCCTTGGCCCCGAGGTTCTTCTTCCCCTTGATGAAGTCGACGATGTCCTTGTAGGCGTCGGACAGCGCCTTCTTCGCGTCGGCGTAGAGGCCGGAGACGACCTGGGACACCGACTTCTTCTGGTCCTTGGCCTTGGACTCCACGGCCCTGGGATCGTTCGAGCGCAGGAGTTTTCGGCAGAACTGGGCCCGCGCGCGCTCGATCGCGCCGTTGATCTCGGAGGACAAAGACGATCGAAAACGATCCAAAACCGACGTTTTCGGCTTGTTCGCGGTCATGCCGAAGATGCTGCTGTCCTGGGGCGTGAGGAACGCGGGATTGCCGCTGGCGATGAACTGAATCTTGTTGTTGACCTCGCGGGCGAAGGCGTCGGCGTCGACACCGTTCTGGCCGAAGGCGAGGCGCATCTGGGCGACGACCGTGTCCGTGTCGTTCGCGTCCAGGGAGAAGCCGACGCTGCCCTGGGGCAGCGGATCGGTCCAGTGGCGCCCGTGCGTCAGGGTCAGCGTCGTCTCGTAGCTGCCGCCCTGGACGTAGTTGTGGCTGATGCCCGTGACGTAGTAGACGAGGACGCCGCGCAGGGCCGCGACCGCGCCCGGCGACAGGGAGGAGAGGGAGAAGGTCAGGGTCGAGACCCCGCTGAGGTTGAGGATGCCGCTGGCCGCCGCCGCCATCTCGTTCGTGGCCACGGTCTTCAGTGTCTGCTGCAAGTCGCCGACGAAGGCCACGGTGTTGCACAGGCGCATCTCGGGCGTGCCCACGATCGTGACCGTGGCCGACCGGAGCTTGGCGTTGCGCCGGTTCATCCACGCGCGGGCGTAGCCGTCGCGGCCAGCGTCGCGCGCGTTGTTCCGCAGCAGGGGGTTGACCGTCTTGTTCTGGACCTGCTCGGTGCCGCTCAGGATCGGCACCGACTTCTTCTGCCACCTGACGCCGAATCGCTGGATCACGGCGTCGGCCGCCGCGATCAGCGAGTCGTTGCGGCGCGCGGAGTTCAAGGGGTTGGTGTCGGCGATGAAGCTCGGCTGAGAATGGACCTCGACGACGGTCAGGACCTCGGCCTCGTCGACGACGTGGTTCTCGTTCTTGATGTCCACGTTCTCGATGAAATACTGGGCGGCGAACGGGTTGAGGAAATAGAGCGGCGGGTGGTAGTTGACGACGCCGGTGCTGTCGACGTAGAACTCGAACTCGGTCACGTCCGCGACCTCGCGGCAGATGTCCCATTTGGTCCGCGCGTCCGTCTCCCACAGACGGAACGCGTTCTTAAACTGCGTGGCGTAGGGCTTCCACCGGGTGAGCAGGTCCTGGAAGAGGTTGAGCTTCAGGTTCTCGAAGTCGGCGGCGATGCTGACGCGGCGGGTCGTCGTCGTGAACGTCGGGATCGTCTGCCCCGCCTGGGGAACCTGCTCGACCTTGGACAGCACGTCGACCTGGCTCAGGCCGAGGAAGGTGCCGGGCGTGCCGACGATCAGGCCCTGGATCAGGTCGGCGCCGGTCTTGAACTGCGGGCTGTTCAGCACGTTGTTGTAGGCCGTGACGTTGATGCCGGTGGCTCGGAAGCGGGGGTCCATGTTCGGGTCGATGTTGACGCGGGCGAGGCGCAGGACCTTGCCCACGTCCTCGGCCGAGACCGTGACCGAGATCGAATTGCCCGAGTAGCCGACCCCAGTTTTCGTGATGAAACCGGTGAAAATCGGCGCATAATCGCCGGGAAACGTGCTGCCCGTCGCGAGCTTCTTCCGGCCCCAGACCTGGATCATGTCGAAGGGCAGGAGCGCGCACTCGCGCTTGTTCTGGGACAGGATGCTCACGGTCTTGGCGCTGACGGTCTTGCCCGCGCCGCCCTCGACCAGATTGAGCGAAAAGACCTCGGCGACCTTGAGTCCGGCGAACAGGTCGGGCACGTCGCCGCTGCCCTCCAGGGGGAGGTGGAAGGTAACGGACGCGTTGCCCGGCTGGCCCATGCGGTTCATCGACGTGCTGACCGTGGTCGGGCCGATCAAGCTGCTGAGCAGGATCGGCTCGTAGAAGGGGCGCAGCGGCGACGAGTTCTTCAGGATCAGGATATCCTGGTCGAGGCCCTGGGCCTGCTGGGTCAGGACGCTGAGGAACGAGTTGAGTTCGCTGATCTTCTGCGTGTCGCTTCCGCCGTAGCTCATGAACTGCACGAGCGCTCCGATCTCGTTGGACAGCAGCAGGCGGAGTTCGCCCTCGGCCGTGGCCTCGGGAGAGCCGGTGAGCAGGATCGTCAGCGTCCCGTTGATCTGGTCGATCGTGTTCTTCTCGAACGGGGAGAGGACGAAGCGGCTGGCGATTCCGCTGATCGTGGTCTTCGTCCCGTTGAACCGGCCGATGTCCTTCTCGCGCGGGGCCTGCGCGCCCGGGGGCTGCGGCGTCGAGACGTATTCGACCGGGGCGTCCTGGGTGTCCAGGTAATAGGCCTGGTCCTGCGTCAGGCTCTGGACCGTGCCGTCGTCGAGCAGGTTCGTCACCGACTTCTTCGACTTGATGTCGGCGATCTGCTGGTTTGTGTCCTTGATCTGGCGGTTGAGGACCTGAAGCTGCTCCTGCTTGGCCAGCAGAGCGTTCTGGAAATCGTTGGACACGGTCGTCGCCTTCGCGATGACATCGGCCTTGAACTGCGTGGGCTGGTAGTCGGAGAAAATCTTGTTCGCCAGCGCCGCGAAATTCCCGCTCGCGTTCGCCTGCTTGATCTCCTTCTGCACGTCGGCGCGCTTGGTCGGGTCCTGGTCGATGGGGAAGAGACCGGCGACCTGGGATGGCAGCAGGATCGAGTTCAGGTCGCGCCCAAGCTCCCCGGGAACGACGAGGCGCCTGACGAAGACCCGGAAGTCGGGGCTGCTGACTCGGACATCGGCCATTAGAAGAGTTGGACCCCCCAGCCTTTTCCGAACTGATAGTCCTCAGGGACGATCGACACGTCGCTGTTGTTCGTGTTGACGTTGCCGAGGCGGAACTGTTTGCCCAGGCTGATCACGTCACCGACCAGGTTCGACAGGTTGTTGCCGACGACGAACGCGACGTTCTCGGTCACGACGAAGGTGAAGCTGTAGTTGATCTGGAACGGCGACGCCGCCGACAGCGTGTAGTTGAAGTCGGTGAAGTATCCCTTGAGCGCCTGGCTCTCGAAGAGCATCCCGATGATCGGCGATCCCCGGAAGGGCTGAGTCGGGTGGAACCGGCCCTGGTAGCACTGGCGCTTCAGAAGCTCGAACGCGGCCAGCGGCTGCTTGCTGATCTCGAAGTAGGCGGTCGCGGCCTTGACCTCGATGACCTCCAGGTCGTGCCCCCAGAACTGAACGACGAAGCCGCCGCGCGTCTGCTTCTTGTCGAGCAGGACGTGCTTGTTCACCTGGATCGTCTCGGGGTTGAGGAAGAGTTGGACCACGGGGTTGCGGACCTGGCCGACGAGGAAGTCCAGGCTCTGGAAGCTGTCCTGGAACGACTGGAACTGGCTCGCCAGGTTCGCGCTCGGGCTCTGGTTCTGGAAGAAGCTCTTCACGTTCGCGGCCACGTCGAAGGTCGTCCCCGTCTGCCCCAGGAGTCCCGGGATCAGATCGGTGAACGCCATCTTCGTCACCTGCAAGCTGGAGAAGTTCATGATTCCCATAAATTTATTGCGAGAAGTTCGCCGCGTTCCACTGGTCTTCGACCTGCTGGAGGACATCGGTCTTCAGCTTGTCCATCGCGGCGCTGACCTGTCCGCGCACGTCGCCCCGGTCGCCGACCGTGACCTGGAGGCCGCCGAGGCTGATCGACATCCCGCCGCCGCCCTGGCCGCCGCGCACGACGCGCTCGCCCGCGTGGAGGTAGTAGTTCCCCTCCTCGGGGATGAGGCCGCCGGTCGCGCGGCTCCTGGACGAGACCCGGGCGCGGGTCCGAGCCTGCTCCTGGGTGATGTAGCCCTCGCCGCCCGCGCCGGTCAGACCCTGGATCGCCATGCCGACCTTTCCCGTGGCCTCACCACGGATGATCGCGTCGGTCAGGCTCATGACCGTCGAGTGGAACTCCCGGACCGAGTCGGAGAACTGCTTCGACGCGCCGTCGTAGCGCTTGGCCGTGTCGATCGCGTCGGACTTCATGCGGTCGGTCGTCTCCTTCGCGGTCAGGGCCGTCGCCTTCTGCTCGTCGGAAGTCGCCGAATGCTTGACGACCGTGCCGTTGAAGAGGTCGAACGTCGCGTCCAAATTCTTGATATTGGTGCCGAATTCGCCCAGAAGCTGGTGGAAGATCAGCATCTGCTCCTCGCGCCCGCCACCGGTCTGACGAGCCTGGGCGGCGGCGAGGAGGCGGGGCAGATCGGATAGCGCGGCCTTGTCCTCGGCCGAGCCGGAGCGGCGCACGTCGGCGGCGCGGAAGATGTCGTGCGCGGCGTCGCCCGTGAACTTCAACTGCTTGGCCACGTCGGGCAGAAGCTGGTTGACCATGGCGAAGATGCCCGCCTGCTTCTCCAGGCCGAGGCTCTGGGTGTCGGTCAGGCTGATCACGTCCTGGAGGCTGAGCGTGCCCTTGCGAAGCTCGTCCGTGTAGTGCGAGGCGCCGAACAGGACCTGCTCGAAGCTGGTGCCGACCGCGCGGGTCTGGGCCGACAGGTCGGTGAAGTTCTTGAGGAAGAAGTCCATCTGGGCGCCCGAGCCCCGGCCGCTCTTGATGATCCGGCCGAACGCCTCGTCGAACTCCTCGCCCGTGCGGGAGAATCGGGTTCCCAACTGGGTGCCGACCAGGGACAGGACTCCGAGGTCAGACCCGTAGGCCTTGTGCGCGGCCGACAGCGTGTCGACCTGGCGGGTGTAGGTCGCGGTCGCGGCGTCGGCCGCGATCAGGCTGCCGCCCGTCTTGTCGATGAGGATTCCGGCGCGCGCCAGCGACAGCGCGAGCCCACCAGCCTCCTTCTCCGACAGGTTATACTTGGTCCCGGCGCGGACGATCGCGTCGGTGCCGGTCCTGATCGCGTCGGAGTTCTCCTTGGCCCGGATGCCGCCCTGGAGGAACACATCGGTCGCCGACTTCTGCGCGTCGGACGCCGAGTCGATGACGGCGACCAGCGTCGTCGCCGCGACGGACATGATGCTGAGCCCGGCGCCAGCGGCCTTCGCCGCCGTCCCCAGCATCCCGACCTCGTTGTTCGACAGCTTCATCAACGTCTGCCCGAAAATCTGGGCGCCGCCGGTCACGTTCTTGATTAGTTCGGGGCCGGTGGCCGAGGCCAGGACCGATCCCATGGTGCTGATCGCGCTGGTCGAGGTCGCGACCGCGTCCGACCAGTCCTTGTTCCGCTTCTGCGCGTCGACCAGCGAGCGTCCGGCCTTCTGGTAGAGGTCGATCATCTCCTTGATCTGCGTGCCCTCGTCCCGGGACTGCCGGGCGTGCTCGCGGATCGCGTCGATCGAATCGCGCAGAACGCGCTGGTATTCGTATAGGGAGATGCTGTTCTCGCGGTAGGCGTCTTCCGCCTGCTGGACGGACAGGTTCAGGCGCGACAAGACCTCGTCGGTCTTGTGCGCCGTGTCGGCCAGGTTCTCGCCTCCAAGTCCGTCCTGGAGACCCGGCAGTCCTGCGGGTGGATCGTTAGCCATTGGTTTGGGTCGCCTGCGCCTTCGCCAGCATGTCCTGCCTCATCTTCTCCAGGATCGGGCCCGCGTCGGCCATGATCTCCTTCGACTGCTCGACCAACTGAGCCATGCGCTTCTCGTGATCGAAGTCGACGACCTTGCGGGTCCTGACCTCGGTCTTGCCGTTCACGACCGACGACTCCGTGATCGGCTTCTCCTTCGTCGGCTCGTCGCCACCTCCGACCAGGAGCTTGGCGATGAACTCCAGCCCTTCCCAAGTCCTCTTCCGCTCTCGATCATCTTCATCGATGGCGCACAGGATGTGGATTCTCTTCTCCCATTCCGGCAACGCCTCGAACGCTGCGAGCGAAAGTTTAAGTGCCCCGATTACTTTCCAGCGCCAGAAGGCGTAGCCGGGGACGCGGCGTTTTTTTCGACCTCCGCGATCTGGTCATCGCGCCTCTTCTCCAGCTTCAGCAGTTCGGCGTAGACGCGGTCGACGACCGGCCGGTGCCACTTGTAGATCACCTGCCGAGCCTTGCCCAGGACGTTCATGCCCTTGGACTTCTCGTCCTCAGACGGCGAAAAAGGCACGCCATCGATCGTTTCGATCGACCGTGCCAATTTCTCCAACTTGAGGATGTGTTCCTTCGTCTCGCGATCGAAGAGGGACGCGGCGGACATCGCCGACGCCTCCTGATCCGAGTCCAGGGTCTTCATCACGAACTTGCGTCCGAGGACGCTGACGTTCTCTTTCACGCTGCCCAAAAGGGCAAGCTCTTCCGCCGGTGAAGTCATAAGACCTCCTTTCGATCTCTCGGGGAGGCATTGGCCACCCCGCAAAATTTTTTATCAGTGCGACGAGTTTACGCGCGCGGCTCTTAGTTCTTCTGGACGATCTCGACCTTGTCGGACGTGATCGGAATGCTCTCCTTCAGCGTCGAGCGCTGGGCCTTGATGTCCATGGCCTCGACGACGAGGAGGTCGCCGGTCCCGACGATCGGGCGGGTGTAGCGCGTCATCCAGCAGTTGTGGAAGGTCGTGATCATGACCTTCGTGTCGTCGAGCGGGTGCTGCTCGTTGACCTGGCACTGGAAGCCGATCGGCATGTCCGCCAGGGACGAAACGTCGGCGAGGGTGTGCCCCGCGCCGAGACGCTTCTGGACCCAGAGGGACAGGGCCGTCTTCGTGTCTTCGAGGCTGAGACCGGCGGCGGCGCTGACGCCCGCGAGGTTTCCGCTCGCGATCGCCTTCGCCACGATGCCGATCATGGTCGCCCCGTAGATCGCGACGTGCTCCAGCGCGAGGGAGACGGGCTCGGGCTGGCCGGGCACCATCTCGATGACGCCGACCGTCCCGATCTCGTAGATCGCGTTGACGGGACGCGACTGCGTCTCGGTCACGCGACGGGCGTAACCGATGGTGAAGTTGCCGATCTGAAGCTCGACGTTGGGCGAGATGACCGCGTTGGTGACGGCCCTCGATCCGGTGATGTCAGCCATAACTTTCTATCCTCCTGCGTTGATTTGGGCCGTCTTTAGACCAGGTTCAGGTCGATGCTGAAGTTGATGTTGATCTCCAAGACCTCTCCGGCGGGCAGGTAGGAGAACGAGACGGTGAACTTCGTGATCGAGTTCGGCTGCCGGTTGGCCTTCGACGGAGAGAAGGCCTGGATGTCGCCGTTGCCGCGCTCCTCTTCGAGGTAGCCGTCGGTGATGCGCTCGATCTGCGACGGGATCGCCGGGGACCCGCGCAGACCGATGATGGTGGACTTCAGGCGGCGCCTGAGGCTGGAGATCAGCACGTCGCGGGTCTCCACCGTCGGGATCGACTTCTCGATGTCGTTGACGACGTTGACCGTCACGTCGTTGACCATCGAGATCGTCCCGCCCACGCTCTCGCAGACCATGGCGCCCACGTCGTCGAGCGTGTCGATCTGGGTCGAGGAGTAGGTCGTGACGTAGCCGTCGAACGCGGGCAGCAGCTTGTTCAGCGCGGGCTGCGAGCAGACCTGCGTGCTGCGGAATCCCGCGATCGCGGCGGCCTGGAAGAAGCCGTCGAGCGTGGTCGACACCGGACCGGTGTTGGTCGAGATCGTCAGCGTCGGGTCGAAGTTGGCCGCCAGCGTCAGACGGCCGCTGTTGACCTGGTCGAGCCCGAGAGCCTGCGCCGCCGTGATCACGGTGTTGATCGTCGCCGTCTTCTTCACGCCGGTGTAGATGCGCCGCTCCTTGCGGAACTGCGGGTCCGCCATCTGGATCGCGTGGTTCAGGTAGGCGGCGTTCACCACGGACACGTCGCTGTCGCTGAGCCTGCCGCCCAGGGGCGTCAGGTAGTAGGGGTCGATGTTCTGAGCCCCGATCGAGTTCGACAGCGCGGTGAGCGCGCCGGTGAAGTCGGACGCGGCGGGGGAGCCCGCGACCGTGGGGTTGATCTGCGAGATGATCAGCGTCTGCGCGCCGATTCCGGGCCCCATCATGATCTGAGCCGCCATCGTGATGTAGGACTCGGGCTTGAGCACGCCCGAGTTGTCGAGCAGCACCGGCCCGTAGGCCTTGAGGATGTCGTTGAAGTTAGTGAACATCTGCGGGGCGAAGTCGGCCGTGACCTTGGCGTAGGTGTAGGTCACGAAATACTTCGCTCCGGTGACGGGCTCGGCCCCGCCCGGCGACCAGTCGACGGCGCCGCCGGTCAGGAGGTAGTCGGTCGTCAGCGAGTAGTCGCGCGTGGTGGAGAAGTTGCCGACCCGGACGATCGAGGTCGCCGTGTGCGCCAGCGTGTCGGTCCCGGCCGCAGCGCCCTTCGTCACCTGCTCGGTGATGGTGAACGTGACGGCGCCTTCACCGATGATGGCGGGAACCCGCAGCGACGCCGCAAGCGGCGAGGAAACGGGAGACGACGTGAAGCTGCTGGTAACTCTGGGCCTGGGCATGTGGGTGCTCCTCCTATAGTGTGCTCACGGCGGTGCCGACGACGGAGATGTCCGTCACCGTCTCCGTATACTGGGCAATCGCCTCGAACTCTGTCGCGATCGCGACGTTGAACTTCACCTGATACAACTGGTCTGCGCCGTAGGGAAACTGGGTGAACCCGGCGAAAGTAACGTCGAGAACGACGATTCCCAGCTTGCGTAGAGCCTTCTTCTTCTCGAACCAAAACAGGGACTGAATGCGGTCGGCCAGCATCGATCGCGACTGCTGGTTGCGGCAGCAGCCGGAGACTTCGAGGTTCATGTCATACCAGCCGCCGAAGACCTGGCCCGTCGAGTAGTTCTTGACCGAGGCCTCGAAGTTCTTCAGCGGGAAGGCCGAGGCCGGTCCGATAGCGGGCCCCGCCAACTCGACGTAGTTGATCACGTTGGGGCCCACGGTCTTCTGCTTGATCGGCAGCCGGAATGGCGGCTGCGGGTTCATGCCCGTGGCGTCGCCCGTGTAGCGTAGATCGAGCACGCTGCTGATGCCGTCGCCGGGGTTGTCCACGACCAGGGCGAGCGGCACGTCGAAGGTCCTGAGGCTGGAGGTCCCGCCCGGCTCCTCGAACAGGGGCACGCCGAAGAAGGGGCGGACCACGTCGCCGCCGATGCCCATGCGCCGGTTCTTCCCCGGCATCCCCTGGATCACGAGGCAGGGGAAGTCGCGGACCTGGTAGCCCCAGGAGTCGAAGACCAGGGTCTCGGCCGAGCGCGACGGGCCCGTCTTGTCCGGGGTGAACAGGGGGTCGACGGCCAGGGCCTCGCGCGAGACCTTGACCGCAGCCCTCGTCGCCGCGAACGACAGGTTTACCACAGCCATTAGAGGAATTCCCCCGGGTTGACGAAGCGCGGGTCCGCGTTGTTCGGCGCGTCGGTGACGAGGCCGGACTTCTGGCCGAAGGTCTTACGCATCGTGTCGAGGTCGCCTACCTGGCGATCGAGCGGCGCGCCCAGGTCGTAGATCGAGTTGATCGAGTGGATCGGGTGCGTCTGGTCCATCAGTTCGATCTCGGCCTCCTGCGCGAGCATCACGCCCTGGAAGTGGTGGGCCGTGACCGTGATGATCTGGTAGCGGCGCGTGACGTTCAGGGCCGCCTCGTAAGAGACGTAATAGGTCTCGCCGTCGGCCGGGCGCTTCGTGCCGAGCCAGAGGATCGCGCTGCCAACGACCGTGACGAGGAAGTCGGCGGCGGGGAACGTCGTCTGGTTCGACAGGCCGGAGCCGGTGGCGCCGACCAGGGTGATGAGGAAGAACCCGGCGTCTGCGCCAGACCCGACCGTCAGCGTCGTGCCGAACGCCTGGGGCTGGGCCGCGCGGTTGAACGCGCGGGCCGCGAGCCCGGCGCTGAACCCAGCGTCGGGGAACAGGGTCTCGACCGGGTCGGTCTCGCCCGTCGGAGTCTCGCCGTCGGGAGGGGAGATCGGAGCGCGCTTGCCCAGGACGCGCAAGATGCGCGTGTCCGCGTTCGGCGGAGCGGTCAGGGCGTTGTCCACAGTGAGTTCGCCGCCGGTCAGCACGAAGTCCAGTCCCTCGGCGAAGTCAAATCCGCCGCCGTTCTTGGCCGCGAGGTCGAAGTCGCCGACGGGGTCGAGGTCCGAGGCCGGGTCGGGCAGGACCGAACCGTCGCGGGTGAGGCTGATCTTGATCACCGAGCGCGCGTTGAGCTTGGCCAGCGGGTCGATGTCGGCGTTGACCGCGCCCCGGACCACCGGCTCCTGCTGGAAACGGATCAGATCGGTCGATGGCGTGCGGGCCTTGGCCAGGATGAAGTCGCGGTCGCGGATGATCATGTCGGGCAGGATGTAGAGCACGGGCTTCTGGCTGAGGCTGATGCCCAACTCCGTGAGCTTGCGCGCCAGCGGGTTCGATCCGACGTATCCGGCGGTCTTTCCGATCAGGTCGTAGCCGCCGACGAAGCGGGTGCCGAAACAGATGAGGCAGCCGTCCTGGGGCTGGTTCGACTCCTTGTCGACGCAGGCGCAGGCCTGGCCGAAGTGCTTCTGGCGGTAGACCAGCATCTCCTCGCCCATGGCCTTGAACGCCAGCGACTGCTGGTAGAGGAACTGATTGACCTCCAAGCCGACGGCCAGCGCCTGATCCGGCGCGATCTGGGTCGGGCCGTAGGGGTTGGGGAAGTTAGCGGACGGGTCGACCGCGCCCGGCACCGGCGGCGTGAACGGCGCTGGCGGCGGCGCCGGGACCGGGGCGAATGGCTCCGCCCCTGCCTGGCAGGTGGTGCCGGACGCGAACGTCTTATCCACTGGAGCGCTCATCGGACTCGGTATTGCCTCGGTGCGTAGGTCCTGATCTTGAACGGCATCGTCGCGCTGAGCAGGCCCTCGCCGTGGACCGTCCTCATCGTGAAGTTGAGCTTGATGCTCTTGATCTCAGTGGCGAACGACGCGTCCTCGGTCGAGATCAGCGTGTTGTAGACGCCCGCGCGGTTGATGTTGATCGTGGCGCCGCCGATGCCCATCGTGAACTCCTTAGCGGCCTCCAGGCTCGACTGCATCCTGAGCGCGGCCAAGCGCGAGGCGACGATGACGTAGTTGTAGAGGTCTTCGGGCATCGTGTCGAAATTGAAGCTCGTGTTCATCGGGATCGAGTTGACGCGGCTCATCCCCTGGCGAAGGGCCATGAACAGGTCGTCGTCGTCCCAGCGGCGCACGCGCGGGTCCGGCGGGTTGTCCTTGAGCGAGCGGCGAAGATCGTCGACGAACTGGTTGGCCCGCTGCGACAGGTTGCAGATCGCCTCGGACACCGTGCTCTCGTTGCCCGCCACGTCGACCGAGGTCATGTAGTAGGTGAAATACTTGACCTCGCCTCCGGTGCCGCCGTCGAGATAGACCAGGGGCGCCGTGTTCGGCACGTTCGCGATCAGGGCGTCGTTGCGGTAGATGTTGTAACTGACCACGTCGGGCATCGACGCGGGCGCGACCCACGTCAGCTTGATCTGGTTGCGGTTCTTGTCGCCCCCGGCCGTGGTGTAGATCGCGGCCAGCCCCGTCGGCGGCGTCGGGTGCGTGACGTTGAACGGGTAGAGAAAGAGCAGGTCGAGGACCGAAATGGGCAGCAGCGTGATATTAGGCACTTTGCACCCCCACCCTCTGGAAATCCAGCGCTTCCTTCTCGAACGTGATCATCAGCGGTCGTCCCGGCGTGAACAACGCCGACCAGATTCCGCTCGGGTCGGTCTTGACGTGGGCGACGAGGCGGACCTCGGGGTCGAGCGAGAAGTCCTCTATCTTGACCGACGCGTTCTCGACCGGGGTCCCCGCCTGGTCGCGCACGACGTGCGTGTGCGGGATCGTGCCGGAGACGTTGTCGAAGACGTTGATCCCGCTGATGACCTGGAGATTGTTCACGACCTTGGTCGCGAATCCGGGCTTGGAGATCGTGAAATTGTAGGACCCCGCGTTGAGGTGCAAGTAGGCGGTGCCGTCTGCCCCGGTCTCCTGCTGCTCGGCGCGGCCGTGGTCGGTCCCGCCCGTGATGTTGCGGTAGGCGGCGGTGACGGTGACGCCGCTGACCGGGTAGCCGCCGAGGGACGTGACCGCGAACTTCACGATCTCTCCCTGGATGGTCGAGAGGAAGGTGATGAGCGTGGTCGTCGTCGCCGCCATGTCCGTCGCGTCGATCTCGACCGTGTAGAAGTCGACGACCTGCAACGGCAGAGTCGCGGTGTAGGCCTGGAGGCCCGTGTCGAACACGACGGTCTGCGGCACGCCGCCGACCTTGATCACGACGGATTGGATGGTCATCTAGCCCACCACCTTGACCTGCACCTGCGCCATGCCCGAGACCTCGACGATCCGCACGTCGGTGATCACCGGAACCGGGGTCGGGACGAAGACGTTAGCCAGCGACGGAAAAGATTGGATCATCATGCGACGTTCCCCGACTGCGTCCCGCCGTTATAGGTGACGAAGCCGACGTTGCCGGTGATCGAGGTCTTGGACAGGCCGGTGATCCCGCCCATGGTCCCGGCGCCGGTCGTGAGGCAGACGTTGCCGGTGATAGCCGCCCTGGTCGAGCCGCTGCCGACGCCGACGAAGTTCGTGACGTTGCCGGAGCCGGTCATGAGGAAGTAGTTATTCGCCACGACCAGAGACGCGGGCCCCACCACGTCCTCGATGAAGTTGATGCTACCGGCGCTGCTGGAGTAGAAAATCTGGCAGCCGACGATCGTGAGCGAGCCGTTGCTGCTGCCGGTGAGGATCACCCGGTTCGGCGCGTTCGTCGTGTTGAAATTGAACTGGCAGTTGGAATACACGGCGTTGCGGTGCGCCATGCCGTAGGAGCCGAGCAACGAGCCGCCGCCGTTGAACTCGCACGCGCGCATCAGCAGCGCGCCCGTCCCCTGCGCCACGGTCTCGTTGATGAAATAGACGGTGCCGTTGCCGACCGAGGTCGCGTTGATGAAGCGGACCATATTGAACACGACGAAGGTCCCGCTCACGGTGATGTCGTTCGTCGTCAGCGTCCCGCGCACGGCGAAGTTCATGTCGACGGTCAGGCTATCCATGCCCGACTCGGTGCTGGAGAATGTGAGGATCGGGACGCTGCCGAGGCCGGACGCTTGCAGCACCGTGGCGTTGCGGCTCTGACCCTTGACGATCACCTTGGTCGGGACGACCAGCGTCGCGTTGATCGCGTAGGTCCCCTCGCGCAGAACGACGGTCCCGCCGCCAGCGGCGTTCGCAGCGGTCAGGGCCGCGCTGACCGCGCTCGTGTCTGTGGCGGCGACGCCGGTCGGGGCCGCGACGACGACTGTCGCCGAGTAGCCGCCGCCTCCGGGGGTCTGCCAGGACGCGGCGGTCGCGCCCGTCGCGGTCAGGACCTGCCCCGTCGTGGGCGGCGCCGCCGTGCTGACCACGACGGACGCGCCAGTGGTCGCCAGCTTGTTCACCGCCGGGTTCGGATAGGTGCCGCCGAGGTCTCCGCCCGCCGAGCCCGAGGGGGTGCGCGCGTCGCTCAGGCGGGTGTCGTTCGTGCCGCAGGCGATCGGGTCCGGCGCCGAGGCCGGGGCCAGGCTGAGGCGGACCGTGCCCTGGAGCAGTGCGGTCGCGACCGCCGGGTCCTGCCACGTCGCGTTGCCCGTTGGGTCCGAGGTCAGGACGCGGCCGGTGGCGCCGCCGCTCGTGATCTGGATCGTCTGAGTCGTGAGGCTCGTCGCGTTCAGATAGGAGACGGTGGTCCCGCCCGTTCCGTCGCGGGACATCAGCGTGTTGGGCGCGCCCGTGTAGGTCGCGGCGGCGACGGCCGCGACCGTGGAGGCGATGGCCGCGCCGTCGGACAGATCGCCCGAGTCGATCTGGGCCCCGGCGATGCGGAAGGCACCGGCCACGTTCACGTCCCCGTTGACATCGACGCGGTGGCCGGGGGTCACGGTGCCGAACCCGACGTTTCCGTTCTGCTTGATCATGATGCGGTCGCCCGAGCCGCCGATGACGCCGGACTTGATCACGAGGTCGCCGATGCCGCCGCCATACCAGTAGACCGTGTCGTCGCCGAGCCGCTGGATGCCCGTGTGGTAGGCGATCTCGGCGGGGACTGTCGCGCTCATGTTCAGGTCGCCAGCGATGTTGACGCCGTTCTGCGAGATCGAGAACGGGAACGTGATGTTCGACCCGTCACCGGCGGTGGAGATGAAGGCGAAACCGCCGTTCGTAGAACCATCCGGCCCGCGAGAGACGATCCTCAGATCGGTCCCCGCGTGGTCCATCCCGCCGGACGAGGCGATGTTGCTGGAGAATCCGTTCGGGCCACGGACGAGGACGGGGCCGTCGATGTCCAGTTTCTCCTGCGGGGTCGTGATCCCGAGGCCGACGTTCTGGAGGTAGCCGACGTTGAGCACCGGGGTCGCGTGGCCGTGGACGCCCATCCCCCACGACACCAGCGTCTGATCCCACAGGAGATACCCGCTCTGATCGAGCAGGGTGTTGCTCCCCAGCGTGATGTAGGGGCTCCCGGCCGGGGCCGAGAATCTGGCGACCTCGACCGTGCCAGTGCCAGCCCGGCTCACCCAGGCGTTGCCCTGCACGTCGAGAGACGCCCCTGGGGTGATCGTCCCGATCCCGACCCCGGAGGCGCTGGCGAACAGCGCCCCCGCCCCGTAGTCGAAGAAGATGCCGGTGACGTAGGTCCCGTAGCCGCCGCCCGTGTTCGAGTTCAGGTAGAGGTGCTTCGACGACTCGATCGCGGTGAAGGTCATCGCCAGGTAGTCGGACGGTCCGGCCGCGAGCTTCAGGTGGCCGTAGGGCGCGACCGTGTTGGTGATGACGAGGGGGAAACCCGCCTCAGGCGTGGCGCCGATGCCGAGACCCTTGAGCGTGTTATCCCAGAGGAGAGCGCCGTCGGAGAGCAGGTTCGAGCCGCTGGTGAAGAACGAGACCTGACCGGCGGCGCCGCCGCCCGTGATCGAGCCGCCTCCGGCCGTGGCCGGAGCCCAGGACGTGCCGTTGAATACCAACGACTGACCCAGGGTCGGCGCCGTCGCGGACACGGGGGTGCCCCGGAGCTTGGTCGACGCGGTGTCGATCGCGAGGAGGTTCGCGTTCATGTCCGCGCCCCAGAGGTCGTAGGTGGGGTTTATCGGGGGCTGGATCAGGCCGAGATTCGGGGTGGGCATCGCTAAACTCCCATGACCGAGACGTTCCCGCCCTCGCCATAGGGGCGAGAGCCGAAGTCGTTGGGCTCGACGGCGACCAACGTGTAGTAGACGTTCTGGCCCTGGATCGGCTCGTTCAGGTCGTCGAACTGGGTGGCCGCCGGGCCCAGGTCGTTCACGTCGGCGATCAGCGCTCCGGGCGGAGTCGGCACCGTTCCTCGGAAGAGGCGGTAGCCGACGATCTGGTGCCCGGCCTTGGCCGAAGCGGAGTAGCCCGACCACTGGACGCGCACGTTCTTCGGCCCGGGGAGCAGGGTCGCGGTCATTCCGGGAGGGGCGATGATCTCGAAGGCCATTAGGCGAGGGCCCCCGGCGCCATGCCGTCGAGGGCGCGGTAGATATCGCGGGGCGTCAGAGACTCGATGTTGCTGTCGATCTTGGCTCCGATCTCGATCAAGATCGACGCCGTCAGCTTAGAGCAGAAGAAGGCGCCCTGGCGCTTGCCCAGCGGGTTGGCGATGCGGTAGCCGAACTTGTTCGCGACCTTGACCGCGACGAGGCCGAAGATCGACGGGATGTCGTAGGGGTCGCCAGCGTTGTCGATCGCGAAGGTCATGACCCGCGTCATCGTCTCGTCCGAGACGCTGAACGAGAACTCGCGCACGGTCAGCGCCTCGCGGTTGAACACGGCCTCGCCCATGAAGTTGACGAACAGGCTGCTCGCCTGGTAGATCAGCGAGCGGTCATACTTCGTCGAGTAGACCTTGATGAACGTGTGCGAATAGGGCGTGCAGCCGTCGAACAGCCGGATCAGCCAGCTATAGGGAGCGAAGAAGCGGCGAGGCCGGGAGAAGCCGACGATGATCTTGCTCATAGCTTGTAAAGCTCCAAGAACGTAGCGATCGGCATCTTGTGCCCGGCCGGGTGGTAGAGCAGGAACCTGATCTTGTTCGTGTGGTAGGTCGCGCTGTATTGCAGCCACTTGGCGGCGCGCCCGTCCGCGTTCACCCCGTCGGCCGCCGGGATAAACCTGAGGTTGACGTTCTGGACGAAGTGCTTGCTCCCTCCCATCTGCGCGGGAACGTCCGGCACCCCGATCACCGCGATCCGCACATCCTCAGACGGCTGGGTTATGAACTTGAGCTTGCCGCCCGCGATGTAGATGTCGTATGGCGGCTCTATGTCGATCTGGGTCTTCACGCAATCGGTGTCCGCCACACCCTGATCGGTGATCAGCGTGCCGTCCGCCTTGTAGAGCTTGAGCGTGGCGTCCGCCAGGTCCGCGTTCGTCGCGTCCCTGTTCACGACGCTGGACAGGGTCGAGGTCGCGAACTCCACGCCACGGAACTGGAAGTTCCAGCCGCTGGGCGCGACCTTCGTCCGACTCATGGGCGCGCCGTCCGAGTCCATCTGCACGTTGTCGATCTTTCCGTTGGCCGTGGGCATCACGTTCGCAACGAAGTCAGCGGCGTCCGGGTTCGGGATCATGGTCCCGGGATCGGCCGGGTTCGGAATTTGCTTGAACAGGTCCATGAACCAGTTGATCCCGTTCTTGTCCGGGCCGATGATGATGTAGCGATCGTCGACCTCGGAGAACTGGATGGCCAGCGCCTTCCGCGTGATGCAGATGGTCTTGAACTCGGCCCACGAGTTGATGAGGGGCATTAGACTTCCCTCCAGACGAAGGTGATCGACACGGGGATCGTCGCGGTGAGCGCGGTGCCCACGATCGTGCGGACTTCCCATCCCTCGGCCGTTGACGCGCGGCAGATCAGGCCCTTGCCCGTCTCCTCCGCGTCGAACAGCACGACGGACCCGGTCGCTCCCGAGTCGGTGCCGCCGATGCCTCCGGCCAGAGTCGCGGCCGAGACGATCATCGTCGACAGGTCTCCGGTCTGCCGGGTAGGCGCCCCGGTCGCACCGGTGCGGAGGATGGCGCTGCTCGCCGCGTCCGCTGGGTCCGTGGAGTTCACGGTCTGGGACGTGCCGCCCGGCGTCCCGTTCTCCGCTGTGATCCTGGCGAGGCGGAACTGGAAGTTGCCCGCGTTCCCCGCCGTGATCGCGTAGGACGCGATGATCTTCATGATCTCGTAGCGATTGGTCACGTCAGAGCCATGGAATAAATAGGCGTGGCTCGTGACCGTGGCCGCCCCGGTCCCGGTGTTGACCGACCCGTTGGTCGACGACATGTAAGTGGCGATGTTCCCGGGGTGTATGGCCACGTCCATCGCCCGCTTGCCGTCGGCCGCGACCGAGGTCAGAGCGTTCCCCGACCCATCGTAGTTGCTGACCTGGAGCTTGCCCGTGGTGTCGGTGAGCAGGTGGCGCTTCAGGCCGCCGCCGTCCAGGCCCGAGACCGAGACCGGCGGGTTGGTGGGCGCGACGCCCACGGCCGCCGTGCCGCGAACCTGGACTCCAGCCTGGTCGCTGGCGATCGTGACCGGGGCCGAACCGGCCATCGTCTTCTGGCCCAGGGTCCCGAGCTTGCCGTCGATCGACGTGAGCGAGGCATTGCCCGAGGTCTGGAGCGCGGAGGTCGAGGCGCCTGCCGGGAGCGGGAGAGAGGCGTTGGACACCGGGATCGGGGTGCCGGTCGGCGCGCCCTGGACCGTGATCACGTCGGTCGACGGGGTCCCGGCCACGCCCAGCGCGGGCTGCTTGGCCGAGGTCGCGGCCCCGGTCGGAAGCGGGAGAGCGGCGGCCGACACGGGCTGGGTCACGGCCGAGCCGTCGACCTTCAGCCCGTTGGCCGTGGTCGTCAGCTTGCCGTCGATGCTCGACAGGCTGCCGTTCGCCGTCGCCTGGTTCGCGGCCGTCGAGGCCCCGGCCGGGAGCGGGAGGCTCGCGGCGGACACCGGCTGGGTGACGCCCGAGCCGTCGGTCAGCATCCTGGTGGCGGAGAACGTGAACTTGTTCGTGTCGGTGAGGATCGACTGGAGGGTGGCGTCGAGCGCCACGCCCGTGATCTTCGTGTCGATGGACGAGAGGTTGGCGTTGCCCGTCACCTGGTTAGCGGCCGTCGCGGCCCCGGTCGGGAGCGGGATGCTCGCGATCGTGACCGGGATCGCTGACTGGTCCACGGCGATCACCACGCCGAGCGACGCGGCCATCGTGTGCTGGCCGAGCGCGGCGGGCAGCTTGCCGTCGATCGAAGTGAGCGAGGCGTTGGCCGTCACCTGGTTGGCTGAGGTCGAGGCCCCGGCCGGGAGCGGGAGGGCGACGGCCGACACCGGCTGCGTGACCTGCGAGTTATCGACGATCAGGCGCCCGGCCAGGAACGTGAGCTTGTCCAGGTCGGCGAGCACGGAAAGCTGGGTGGCCTCGGTCGAGGCCCCGGCCGGGAGCGGGAGGCTCGCGGCGGAGATCGCCACGACCTGGTCCGAGGGCAGGACGACTGGCACCGACCCAAGCATGTTCTTCTGGCCCAGGGAGTTGAGCTTTCCGTCGATCGACGCGGCAGAGACCTGGATCGCGGCCAGGCTCGCGATCTCCGTCGCCTGGTTCGCGGCCGTGGACACCGTGGCCAAGATCGTTCCGATGTCGGTGCGCGCCGCGAGCAGCGTGGCCTGAGTCGCGGCCCCGGTCGGAAGCGGCTGGGAGTTCTGTGTCACGACCAGGGCGAAGTCCACCCCGTCGGTCTTGACCACGACGCGGTCGTCGCTCGTCCCGTTCTTGATCTCGACCGCTCCGATCTGGATGTCGGAGGCGTCGAGTTCGGCATCGACCTTCAGCCGGTCGCCGACGAAGGAGAACTGGGCGCCCTGGGTAGCGATCTGCTGGAGGACGGTGAAGTCCTCGTTCGCGAGTGAGAAGCAGACAAGCGACCCGGCGTTTTGGCGCCCGGTGGTTCCGTCCGCGTTTCTGATCTTCGCGTTGATCTCGGCAGGGATTCCGCTGAACATATTATCCGTTGGCCATCATCTTGAAATCGGTGGGCGCAGTGAACGTGACGAACGCCTTCTTCGCGAACTCGCCGGTCCAGTCCCAGGCTCCGGCCGCGACGGTGTCACCGGGTCCGACCGTGTCGTTGAACTTGACCGTCACCGGCTGATTGCACTCGACGTGGATGTCCTTCCTCAGTCCGCCGAAATCGAATTCCTTATCCGTGGCGATCGCCTCGGGGCCATCGACGGAAAAATGGCCGAGCGCCTTGGTCGGCCGCGTGGAGATGATGCCTTCGACCAGGCGGAATAGGCTCATGCGATGGCCTCCGCGATCGAGGCGACGTTCTGCTCCGCGTCGCGGGTGATCGTCGTGGTCTTCGTCTTCGAGCCGTCGGCCTCGACGATCTGGGACACCAGTCCGTTTGCGTCGCGGGTGATCACCGTGTTGATCGGCACGCCGTTGATCTTCTCGAAGATCGAGACCTGGGCCGAGCCGTCGGGCGCGACGATCTGGCGGTCGTCGGTGTCCCGGTTCTTCAACTCGACGGCGCCGATCTCGATGTCGCCGACGACCAGCGTCGCGTCGACGCTGAGCTTGCCGTCCTTCCACAGCACCGGCTTAAATTGTCCGCTGACGGCATCGAGAGCGAAAAGCTGTGCGTGCCTGTCGCTCTCGGAGCCCTCCGCCAGCGGTTGCGGGGTGATCGGGTCCGGTCCCGCAGGCTTCGCGGGGCTGAACTCGGTCGGCGACTGAGGGGGAACCCCGTCGCTTTGACCCGGCGTGAAATAGGGCTCGTCGGCCATGATCTCCCTTTACTCCGCGCGATGCACGATACCGGCCGCCGTCGCCGGGACCGTCGTCTGGGCGCCCGCCGGAGCCGCCCCGGCCAGCACCGGCTCACCGCCGCCCACGGGGCTGCGGATCATCTCCGTCGGCTTGGCCTCCTGCTCCTCGTTGCCGGGGATGGTCACGCCGTTCTCGTCGCGGAGGCCCATGAGGATTTCGGCGCGGACCTTCGCCGCCTTGGCGACTTCGGCGTCCTTGTCCTGCATCCAGTCGGACAGCGCCGACATCGAGGTCGAGTCGCTGATCTCGCGCAGCTTCGACGCGCGCATCCGGCTCTGGAGTTCGGCCTGCGTCGGCGCGCCGCCGTTGACCGGAGCGGGCGCGGACTCGGACTTACCGGCCGCGAGGTCCTTGAGGTGGCCGGTGCCGATGAGCGAGGCGATCTCGTGGGCGGCGTCGAGGACCTGGCTCCGGCGGAAAGCGGTCCGCAGGTCCAGCGTCTGCCCGGGCGCGATCTCGATGCCGTTGAGCGTCGAGAGCACGATCTTGGAATTCTTGGTCACGTTCTGGATCACGGTGAAGCAGCGGTCTTCGTCGGCCCAACCCTTCGTCTCTTTGCTGTCGGTCATGGTCATGACCTCCCTTTAATTTTTCGTCTTGGCTCGGGCGTGGTGCCCACGTCAAATCGGGGGTCCTTCTTAGGGCTAGGCCCCGGGCGGCCTTTCGGCCACCCGGGGCTTCGTCCTCTGGCGCCTTCGCTTAGAAGGGCACGAACGTCGGCTTGCCCGTGACGTTGATGCGGCTCACGCTGCGGGGGTTGACGACGGCGATGCCCAACTCTTCGTAGACGACCCAGCCCAGGCGCAGGCGCTCGGGCTTGTCCGCCGGGATCACGTTCACGTCCTGCCGGATCGGCATGACGCCCGTGAACTCGGGCTCCGCGATGACCCAGATCGTGCCGCGCGGCACGACCTTGGACACCAGGATGTCCAGCGTCCAGAGATGGCCGACGAGGCCGGTCTGGAGAACTTCCCGCTGCGTCACGGGATCGAACTGATCGCGGCCGAACTTCATCAGGTCGGAATACTCGGAGAAGTTCATGACGAACTTCGCGGGCACGAGGTCCCACTTGCCGACCTCGGCCAAACCGCTGACCAGGGCGTCGCGCGTCAACTGATTGGCGACCGTGGTTTCGGGGTTCAGCAGGTTCGAGGAGCGATCGATCGCGTTGAACACGTTGCGATCTTCCTCGGCCATGAGGTCCAGCTTCGCGCGCTGCTGCGCGCGATCGATGAGGTTGTAGCGCCGCTCCTTGACCTGCGAGAAGCGGACCTGGGGGTAAGAGATGATCTCCCAGGTTCCGACGGTGATGCGCTCGCCTTCGACGATCGTGTCGGGCGCGGAACCGCGCTTACCGATCGTGATGACGGGAATCTTCACGTCCTTGTCGTAGACCGGCAGGGCGCCCTGAGGCAGAGGATCGACGACCAGGAGCTTGCGGCCGATGCCCTGGTAATCGAGCGTGAGCCGGATCGGGTTGGCCATGGAAGACGCGAGGGCCAGCCGTCCGGCCTCGGTCTTCAACGCCTCTTCGATCAGGAACTCTTTCTGCTCGGGGGTCATTTGAGCGTTCATAAGCGACCTCCTAAGTCTGCGTGTGGGGCAAGCCGTCCGCCCCCCATCGCCTCGGTGACCTTTGTCACCCCAACTCGCTTGATCGTTCAATCCCCGAGGGGACCGAGATTACTTCTGGGTGACCTGCCAGCGGAAGCCCAGGAGCACGCCGTTCGCCAGGTCGGGGACCTGGATGACGTGACCCACGTTCTTGCCGGTGCCGCCCGCGCCGCCGAGCCGCTTCGCCGTGTCGATGGTCAGGAGACCGCGAGTCGCGTCCGCGATTCCCGAACCCGCCACGACGTAGAGGTCCATGCCGACGAGATACGGCGCGTTGGCCGGAGTCGCGTCGAACTGGTCGGTGAAGTAGTCGCCGAAGAACGAGTAGTAGGTGACCTTCCCGCTCTTGAGCGTGTCGATGAAGGAGTCCGCGAGGACGCCTTCCGGCTGCGAGCCGTCGGAGATCGTGACCGCGAGGGTCCCGTCCGTCTCCGCCTTCAACTGCGCGATCTTTCCGGCCGCGAACCCGAGTTCCTGCTCGCCGAAGGGCTTCTGCAAGCCCAAGGCCGAGGCGCCCAGAAGTTCGGCGGTGACGCCGCCGAACGCCGCCTCGACTTCCGAGTGGAGCTTCTTGTCCGCGATCGGAACGCCCTCATACATCCCTTGCGTTCTGAGCATATTTACTCCTTACTGCTCGCGTTATCCGCCTACTGCGCCGTCGGCGGCTTCCGCCACACGTTGTTCAACTGCTCCGCGAGGCCGGTGACCGGCGCCGTCTCGGAGACGATCGCGGTCTTGAGGCCGGGGCCCCTGGACGCGATCTTGAGCAGGTCCTTCGCCGTCAGAGCGGCTTCGACTTTCTTCTCGGCGACCGGGGCCGCCACGGGCGTGAAGTTCTCGACCATGCTCGACGCGACCTTGAACGACTGGTCGTCGCCGATCATGAGGCCGTCGATGAACGCGGCCTTGTGCTCGGCCGCGAACATGCCCTTGGCCATGGCCTTGACCGCGAGGTCCAGGGCCTTGGCCGCCTTCGACCGCATCGCGAGATCGGACTGGAGCCGATCGTTGCGCTCGGTCTGGGCCTTCTTGTCCGCTTCGAGCGCGGCGACCTTCGCCTCCAGGCCCGCCTTCTCCGCGTCGGCCTTCTTCTTGTGCTCCTTCAGAAGCTCGGACGCGAACTCGGGGCTGCCGAACGCCTGCGAGTAGTAGGCCTTCTCGCTCGTCAGCTTCTTCTCCAGGGCGGACGAACCGGCCGCCGTGCGGACGTTGCTCAGCCCGAGGAGCTTGGCGGTCTTCGCCACGCCCTCGAACTTCGCGCTGGACAGTAGCTTGCGGCCGTAGTCCTTGGTCGCGAACCAGGCGAAGGCCTCGGCCTGCTCGGCCGCCGTCTTCACCGGGTAAGCGTCCTGGAGGCTGACCTTGAGGATCGGCGCGGCGTCGCGCACGACCTCCCAGTAGGAGGAGAGCATGTCCGCCTTGCTCGCGTCGTCCTTGGACGCGACCTTGGTGAACACGGCCGTCCACTTCGAGCCCGCGCGGAGTTCGGTGATCTTCGCCGACTTCTGCTGCTCGCTGAGGTTGGCCTCGGACGCGGTCTTCTCGACCTCGAAGTCCTCGATCTCGAACGCGGTCTTGACCGCGCCCTGGGCTCCGGCGCCCATGCCCATGCCGCCGGGCATCTCGGGCTTTCCGGCCGGGGGCAGACCGGCACCCTCGTCGCCGGGCATCTCCGGCGCGCCGCCCTTGAGTTCGGGCGGGAGACCGCCCTCAGCGCCGTCGGCGCCGGGGGCCTTGCGGTCCTTGAGGCCGGGGTGGCCCATGTCCTTCAGGGCCATGTCGATCACGCCCTCCATGTCGAGGACGGTCTCGCCCAGGTCCTCCAGCAGCTTGGACGTGTCGTCGGACACGCCGGTGCCGTTGGGCTTCTCCAGGGCGAACTTGACCTCCAGGTGGGAGGCGCGGCAGAGGAGACCGATCTCGCCCAGGGCGGCGGCGATGACGGCCAGGCGGTCCTGCGCGATGCCGATAGCGGCGACGGACTTCAGACCGAGAGCGACGCCCGAGGCCTTGGTCACGTCGGCCTCCAGCGTCTCGATCTTCTTCTCCATCCCGGCGAGCGCGGCGTCCGCGCCCTTGTCCTCGGCCTTCATGCCCTTGACCGCCTTCTGCATCTCGGCGACCTGCTTCTTCTTGTCGCCGTCCTTGTCGATCTCGCCGTGGTAGCCCGCTTCGTCCTTGGAACCGGCGGTCTTCACCGGTCCGAACGCGGCCCAGAGGCGCGACATCATCGGGCTGAGGCTGCCCGTGTCGGAGGAGCGCTGGCCGTGCTCCTTGTTGATCTCGGACTTGGTGCGACCGGCGGCGCCGCCGTAGTCCATGTCCTGCGCCTTGTCCTTGTTGTAGGTCTTCTTCTTCAGGTGCAGGCGCTGGGCCTCGTCCTCGGACGCGGCGATGACCGTCGCCAGACCGGCGAGGCGGGTGATCAGGTTCAGGCGGCGGGACGCGAGGGCGGGCAGCTTCTCCTGCGTCTCGCGCGTGAGCGGGCGATCGGTGGCGGGCTCCTTGTCGAAGCGCGCCTCGTCCGCCTTGTTCTTCTTCCAGTAGGACTTGGCCTCGTCGTCGCGGTTGTCCGCGTCGGGGGCGTAGCGGGGCTTGCCGTCCGGCATCGACGCCAGGGGGCGATCCTTCTGCTCCGCGACCTTGGTCGACGCCGACTTCTCGGAGCCGCCGTCGCCCATGGACTTCGCGCCCTCCTCGGGCGTCTGCGCGGCCCCGCCCTTCGCGGGGTCTTCGAGCGCGCCCTCGACCTTGGCCTGGCGCTTGGCGGACTCGGCGCGGATCGCGGCGAGCACGTCCTTGCGGTCGGTGCTGGCGCTCAGCGTCTTCGCCGAGTCGACGGCGTTCTTGTCCGCGTCGGGACCGGCCTTGCCCTGGCCGCCGTCCTCGACTTTGCCCGCGCCGGGATGCGCGACCTCGGTCGCGGCGGCGCGGATCGCGTCGGCGCCGGACATCACGGCCTTGGCGCGCGCGACGATCTGGTCGATCTCGGCCCCGGCGTGCAGGGACTTATAGGGGTCCTTGGAGGAGACCTGCGAGTCCACGTCGGTGTCGACGGCCTTCTCGATCGCGGGGTGCTGCTTGGAGTGGAGGGAATCCTTCACCTCTTTGTCGATGCTGCCCAGGGCGCCGTCCATCGACTTGTCCTCGGCGCGCTCCTGGCCGGGGAGACCCTTCTCGGAAGCGGTGACCGCACCGGCGATCGTGTGAGGAATCGAATCCTCGTTGTGCGGGTCGTTCGCGCGGGCCAGAGCGAGCAGGTCGGTCTGGGGCACGTCGTTCCTGGCGGCGGAGGCCGCCATGGCCTTCACGTCCACCAGCTTGCCGTCCACGACTTCGCCGGGAGCGTTGGAACCGGCGCTGCGCGTCACTCTCATCGTCATATTGTCTCCGCCTCCCGTCTGAATTTCTTCGCCGCTGGGGGCGGCTGCTTCGGGGTTCCCCCCAAATTTTTGCTGGACGAGCTTGTTCAGCACGCCAGACTTTTCGGCGATGACCTGCCGGAGTTCCTTGTCCTTATCCATGATCATTCTCCCCTGTAAATAAAAAAACCAGCCGCGACAGTGCTGCTTGTCGTGGCTGGCTGGCTGGTCCTTTCGGACGTGGCTGGCTGGCTGAAACTGCTTGAGTCTAAACGGCCTTGTTCAGGATCAGGCCCGCTGCCTTCTTCGCGAAGCTGAGGTGATACCTCTTCTTCGACCCGTCTTCGAGTTCCAGGGTGATGATCATGGGCAGCTTCTTCGCGCTGACCACGAGCGCGAGGGCGTCGCTTTCGACCGCGACTCCCTCTGCCCCTAGATTGTGCTCGTTTTCCCCTTGCATTTCAATACCTATCCGTCACGAAATGGTCATCCATTTTACGCGAGGATCGCCTGGGCGATCCCCATGTCCAGCAGTTCGTTCACGCGGTTCCAGTTGCAGAGGCTGTTCCGGTTGAGTTCCTGCTCGGCCTCGACGAGGATTTCCGCCAGGCGCGCCTGGCCCTTGGCCGCGCGCAGGGCCGCGATCTTCTCCAGGTGCTTGGCCTTGGTGTCGGCGCCGACCGTGACCCACGACTCCTCGATGAACTCGACGCCCCGGTTGTCCTCGGCGACGACGACGTTCTTCCAGCCGGTCTCGGGGCCGGAGTAGGCCTGGCCCTTCCAGTTCTTGATGTGGGCGCAGTATTCGAGTTCGTTGTGGGCGACGTTGGTGCAGACGTTGCAGATCGAGTAGGCGACGCGGCAGCCCATCGACACGTCGGTGATGTAGCCGCTGTCGATCCCGCGCACGAGCATCGGGTCCTTCGAGCGGTCGACGGCGACGAGCAGTTCGATGCCCTTGACCGTGTGGTTCGGCACCGCGTCGAGCAGGATGCCCACGGCGTCGGCGACCTTGGAATTGTTGTGGTCCTTGTAGTTGCCCTTGCCGATGAAGGTCTGGTAGACGTGCTTGCCCGCAGCGGCCGAGGCCTCGCGGTGGCCGCCCTCGTCGGCGATCCGGCGCAGGAGTTCCGGCTCCGACGGGTCCTTGCGGCTTCCCCAGCGGAAGAGGTCGCCGTTCGTGTTCATCGTGTCGCCGTGCAGGCCCTT